CGGCGGGCCCGCCGATCATCCACGCGACGCTGTAGTCGTCTGGACCGCCGAGTCCGGGCAGCGCACCGCGCGCGGCGAGCGCGTCGGCCATGTTGCCGGTGCCGAACCGGCCGCCGGTCTCGGTGTCGCCGTACGCGATGAGGTTCGCGGCTTTCGCCTGCGCACCTGAGCAGTCGGTCTCCCATTTCCCGGGCCCGGGCCAGCCGCCGAACACGTAGTTCGCGCCCTCGATGCCGCGGAGTTGGTCGAGGAACTGGTCGCGGGTGACCTTGCCGCCGACCGAGGTGGTGCCGTCGGCGTAGCCGGGCAGCATGTTGTGTAGGAATGCGGACGAGGGCACCCACCCGGCATTGAGAGCGGCCACGACTTTGGCGCCGCCGTGCTCCATCGCGGATTCTTTGACGACACCCTCACCGTTCGACACGAGAGCCGTTGGGACGCCGGTGGTGTCGACGCCGAGGATCGAGTCCGAGGTGCCGGTTCCGGGCCCGTACAGGACACCGGCATTGGTGCGGCCGGCGATACCGCCACCGGCGAGTAATGGCAGGTCAGGGGTGCCGATCGTGAACGAGACGTGTTTGTTGATCACCGGAATCGTGAAGTCGAATCCGAGCTGGAAATTGTTCCAGGCGGAAATAAGCCAGTTGATCGCGGACCGGAACGAGTCCTTGATGCCGTCCCACAGGCCGGACGCAGCGTCGCGGACTCGCCCTGGCAGGCCGGTCACGAAATCGACCACGTTGTTCCAGGCGCCGACTATCCAGTCCTTGGCGGCGGTCGCCTTGTCCGAAATCCATTGCCAGGCAGCGGCTATCCCGTCTCCGGCGGCCTTCGCGCCGTCCCACGCCGCCTTGAACGCGTCACCGAGCCAGCCGAAAATCGGCTTGAGGACGTTGTCCCAGGTCCACAGCGCGGCCGTCTTGATGCCCTCCCAAGCCCCAATCACGATGTCGCGGAAGGTTTCCGAGTGCTGCCAGGCCAGCACCACACCGGCGGCCAGCGCGGCCAGCGCCAGCACAACCAGGCCGATCGGGTTCGCCGACAGCGCGGCGTTGAGCAGCCACTGCACGCCGGTCCACGCGATCGTTGCGACCCGGATGACCCCGGATGCGATGGCGTAGGCGCCCATCGCGAGTGTGTTGCCGGTGATCGCGGCCGTGCCGGCGCCGGAGGCCGCGGCAATCGCGCCCTGTGCGACCGCGTAGCCGAGCCCGGCGACCTTCGCCGCGACCAGGGCGCCGCCGAGCACGCCGAGCGCGATACCGAGCCCGAGCGCGACATCGTGGTTATTCTGCAACCACATCGCGGAGTTGCCGAGCGCCTCGGTGAGGCCGGTCTGCAAACTTCGTTTGACCTGCTCCAGCGAGGTCGCAGCGTTGTTGTTGAGGGTGTCGCTCATCTTCTGCGCGGCGCCGCTCACGTCGCCGAGTCCCTGCACCGCGGTGGTCGGGTCCATCGCGAACAGCGCGCCCGCGAGGTCCTCGGCCTTGGTGCCGAACAGTCCGACCGCGGCGGCGTTGCGCTGCACCGGGTCGGTCATGCCGCGCAACCGGTCGAGGACGGTGTCGAGGCCTTGGGCCGCTGACTGTCCACCGGCGGCCATCGCCGCGGTCATCTGCTCCGCGTCCAGGCCGAGGGTCCTGTACGCGTTGGCGGTGGTGTCCGAGCCGTCGATCGCGCGGAGCTGGAACTCTTTGAGCGCGTCCGCGACCTGGTCGGCGTTGCGGGCACCGGCGTTCATGGCCTGCGAGATGAGGCCCATCGCTTGCTCGCCGGAGATGCCGAGCGCCCGGAACAGGGTCGGGTACTCGACCATGGTGTCGAGCAGGTCCTGTCCCTTGTCGGCACCGGTCTGGAATCCGCGCGTGAGGATGTCCATGGCGGCCTGCGCGTTGGGGGCGAGCCCGTTCTTGAGCATGGTGCCGACCGCCGCGGTCGCGCCGGAGACGTCGACGTCGAACGCCTTCGCCAGGTCGAGCACGGTCGCTGTGGTGTCCTTGATCTGCGCCTGCGACGCGTCGGCACCGACGAGGCCCTGTTGCCACACGTTCTTGAGGGCGTCGTTGACGTCGGCGAGCGAGTCGCCCCACGCCCCCGCGTACAACTGGGCGGCGGTGTCGCCGAACTCCTTTGCCATGGCGGGGGTCGCGCCGAGCTGGGCGGCGAGCTTGTCGTTGAGCGCCGCGTTGTCGATCGCTTCGGACGCGAGTCCCATCGCCGAGCCGATACCGGCCGCAGCGATTCCCATCTTGGCGAGGTCCTTCGCGCCGCCGGCCGCCTTGCCCGAGATGCCGTCGACGGCCGAACTCAGCCGCGACAGCGCCCCGGCCGCGTTGTCGGACGAGTCCGCGGTGCTGTCCTGCGCGTCCTTGAGGTCCTTCTCGGCCCTCTCCTTGGCGCGAGCCGTGCGGGTGGCGGTGCGCCGGAGCTCCTCGACCTTGCCCTCAGCCGCGACAAGCTGGCTCTGTTTCGCCTTGCCCGAGTCGATGAGCTCCTGGAGGCGGAGCTCAGCGACCTCGAGGGCCTTGTCGGCCTTGGCCTGCCGGTCCCTGGCGGCCTCGAACTTCTCGGTGGCGGCCTCGACCGCCGCAGCCTGAGCGCGCGCCCCGTCGGCCGCGGCCTGCCCGGCCGCCTGCCCCGCCTGCCGCCCCGCCGCCTGCAGCGGGGCGGTCAGCATCTTCGAGATGTTCGCGGAGACACCGTCCATCGACGGGATGATCGGCATGGTCGCGTAACCAATGACCGGCATGCGCTCAGCCCTCCTTCCCCTCGCGGCGGTGCCGAATCTGCGCTCGGCGCCGCTGCGCGGCCCTCAACTTCGCTTCTCGTTCTGGCGAGTGCCGTTGCCGTCGAAGAGGTTTCGGACGGCCGGGGTGATCCTTCGCGCGGCGGCCAGCGAGTTGGCGCGCCTCGAGTCCCCAGATATCGGCGAGCAGGTGATCGGTCAGAGTCCACGGTGTGCGCCCGCCGTTGGCGTCGCGGGCCAGCGCGGACGTGGCCGGTAGTCCGTTGGTGAGACGGACGTAGATCATGCGGTAGGTGAGCTTGTGGCAGCCGTTTTCATCGCGCCGCCACAAGTCCCTCAGATCACGGTTGAAATGTGCGTCGAGGTCGGCCTCCACCAGGTCCGGCTTTTCCCGGACCAGGCTCAGGAGGCCCCTCAGTTTCCCGCGCTGGAGAACCCGCCGGCCTTCGCGAGCAGATTGAACAGCTCGTTGAAGTCCTTGTTCCGGTAGCCCTTGGAACGCACTACGCGCCATTGCTTTTCGCCGAGCAGACCGCGGATGGCGGTGATCGCCTTACCCTGCTCGAACGCCTCGGTGGCGTCGAGAGGCCAGTCCACCGGGTCCACGGGAATCGAATAGATCACGTCGTCGAATTCGACCTCGGCGGTCTCGATCCCCTCGGCCTCACGCTGCGCCGCGGTCTTCTTCGGCGGCTTGCGGTCCTGCGGCTTCGGGGCGTGCGCCGGAATCCGGGAACCGTTCGTACGGTTCACGATTCGGCCACGCGGGCGGCGCTCTACCTCGGGCTCGTCGACTTCGGGGGCCTCGATCTCGTCGGGCTCACGCTCGTAGTCGGCCGGGTCGTAGTCACGGTCGAGGTCGATGGAATCACGGGGTGCAGGCATTAGCGCGGTCTCCTGTCTTGCTGCGCGGATTTGTAGAGGGTCGGGGCGAGCGACGCTGTGATCGCGTCCGCCGCCGCGGCGCCCACCTCGGCGGCGAGTGCGCGGTGCCACTCGCCGATGAGCCGGACCGGGCCGGAGATGTCGGCCGCCGCCTGCTCGGCGTCGGCGACTTCCTTCTCGGCCAAGAGAATCGACTTCGCGACCCTGCCGCGGGCGCTGGGTCGGCATTTGCCGTCGACATCGGCTAGGCCGAGTTCGACAGCGGCGCTGTTGATTTCGTCATCACTGGGGATGCGTCGGGACATGTGTCCCTCCTTGCGCGGTGAGGGTTGCGCGGTGAGAGCGGGGCCCGCCCGCCTGGTGCACCGCGCGAGCACCAGGGCGGACGGGGTCTATGGGTGCGCCGCTACGCGATGACCGTGACGTCGCAGGTGTCGGAGTGACCCGAGTAGGTCGCGGTGATGGTGGCGGTGCCGACACCGACCGGGGTCACCAGTCCACCGGCGGACACGGTCGCGACACTGGGAGCGCTCGACAAGTAGGTCGCCGCGCTGGTCCGGTTGACGCTGTTGTTGTCTGTGACGGTGAGCTGCTGGGTCTCCACGTCGGACAGGTCCAGCTCGGTGGTCGCCGGGGTCACGGTGACCGCAGTGACGCCCGAGCCGACACCGGTCTCCTGCTTGAGGAACCGGCGCTTCTGGCTGTCCGGGTAGATGGCGCAGGTGTACTCGACCGACGCCATGTCCTGCTCGTTGTCGGTCCGGCCGCCCGACTTCACCGACGCCGGAACGGTGGTGATGCGACGCTTGGTCTTGCCGTCGTCGGTACGAGTCTCGAAACCGATGAACACGTTGGCCGGCTTCGCGTCGATCACGTACTGATCGGTGTCACCGGGCGACTCCAGGTACTCGGTGACCGCGTTGCGCTCCAGCGCGGTGAACTTCCGTTCCAGGCGCCGGTTGCGGTAGGCCTTCTTGATCTCGCCGTAGCCCCACGCGTTGAACGCGCTCTCGTCGAACTCGACGGTCTCGGGGAAGCCGTCCTCGCCGTTGAGCAGGCCGACGAGCTCCCACTGCGCCCCAGCGACTTCGTCGAATCCCTGGTCGACGCCCGTGGGCTTGATCTCGGCCAGGGTCCACGGCGTGCCGTCCTCCTTGACGGCGCGGTGGATCCAGACATCTGCGTTGTCCCAGATGTCGACATTGGCAGGCTGTCCGCCCATGTTGAAACACCCCTCTCGGGTTGAAATCGGAATTGGTCGCGCGGTTCCCACCCGTGAGGGGGTGGTGGTCTCAGGCCGTGGTCGGCACGGTCCGCACCCGGGTGCGGACGGTGAAGCTCGCGAACCAGCCGCCGGTGCGGTCGTCGCGGTCGTCGATCAGCAAGGTGCCGGGCAGCACCTTCGCGATGCCGGGCACCTTGACGCAGAGCAGCAGGCCCAGCGCGTGCCCGGCGATAGCGCGAGCGTTGGTGCGGCCGTCGGCCCATACCGTGACCCGCACCTGTGGCAGGGTTTCGACTGGGTAGCGCATCGGCCCGGAGTCGTCGGCGAGGACGACCTCGGGTGGACTGCCCGGCTGCCACCCTTCCGAGAGATTCTGTGCCACACGCACATTCGCGAACTTCGCGGCCAGCCGGGCAGCGAGGAACTCCTCGAACGGCACGAGCGGATCGTCTGGAACGTAGATCTCGGTCACCGCGGTCGAACCTCCAGCCCGAGCGATGCCGCGGCCCGGGTGAGTGCGCCGCGGTGCGCCTGCGCCCACACCGGCACCGCGATCGAGGCGGCGGCGCGGTCGGTGCTGTAGGCGGTCACCTCGACCTCGATGCCCTCGCCTTCGAGTTCGGCGCTCGCGGCTTCGCCGGCCTGCTCGGCGGCCGAGGTCATCAGCTCGGACATCTCGGACGAATTCAGAATCTCGCGAACGCCCCTGCGGTTGAGCTTGAACGACGGTCCGGGCATGGTCAGCCCTCCCCTCGTGCCGCGACGACGACCTGTCCCGCGAGGTCGGGGTCGTCGTCTTGCCAGTCGTCGGCGCCGCCGATGACGTCGTACCGCTTGCCGCGCGCGACGAACACGGCCGTCGCGGGGACGGGCGGGGCGGTGTCCGGGAAGTACACGCGGATCTGCGAGTACGTGCCCGACCGGCCACGCACCGTGAGCTCGGTGCTGCCCATCGGCTCGACCACGCACCCCTCCACCTTCACCGGCGCGCCGGTGCCGGGCACGGGGTTGTTGCGGGCGTCGAGCTTCGGACCGGCCTCGATGATCACGGTCTCGTTGCCGATCATGGCGGGCAGTCTCCGAAGTTCCACGAGGGCTGCGCGTGCACCGCGATGCCGAGCAGTTCCTTGTGCCAGTCGGAGAACACCAGCGCCCCACCGGGATTGACGAGGGTGCCTGCCTTCGTCCGTGGCCCGGTGGTGCGCGTATACGAGATGTGCCCGGCGTAGGCACGCGTCGTCATCGCGGTCGCGACGACCTCGATGCTGACGATCTTTGCCGTCGCCGGGTCGAGCGGTTCGGGCGCGTTCTCGCGGATCCACTTCGCCGCGGCAATGAGTAGTTGCTCGGCGATATCCCGCTCGGTCGACGAGCTGAGGGGGTACCCCAGCTCGTCAACTTCGGCGAAGGCACCCCCTTCGCTCACGACTGCTCCGCGTAGATCTCGATCAGCTCGGCGCGCGACTTGGACGCGGCCTCGGCCTTGTCCATGCCACGCTTGACGGCGTACGCCTGCCACTCGTCGGTCTTGGCGGTCTTGGCCGGCATGACCGGCTCGTCCGCACCGGGCGGCGGGGTCGGCTGCGCCACCGGAGTCGGCGGGTTCGTCGGCACCGGCGGCGCCGGATCCGACGGGGCCGGATCGTCAGCCTTCGCCTGCGCTTCGCCCTTGGGGGCGATGGCGCCGGCGGCGGTGAGGCGAGCGACCTCGCTGTCGGACAGCCCGGTCACGGTGTCGCCGCGCCGGTGCTTGACCACCTTCTTCGGACGGCCGTCGTCGTAGCGTTCGAGGACCTGATCGAACCGGCTCGCGGTCAAGATGTAGTCGCTCACGGCGTCACCAGCCCCGTCAGCCACAGGCCCGCCTTCGGCTGGTCCAGGCCCATCGCGCGCTTGTGTGAGGCGTCCGAGCGCCACGTCTCACGCGGGCCGCCGTTGGGGCCGCCGCCTTCGGCGTACAGGGCCGTGAACTGCAGGGGGCGGGTATCGGAGTAGAACCCGATGGTGCCACGCTCGAGGACGAACGCCCGGTCGATCGGGAACGTCCGCGACTGGATGACGTTGAGCCCCATCATGGTGCCGGGAATCGCGCCGACGTACGCGATGGACTCGTTCGCGACGTTGCCCTGGTACACCTTGAGAATCTGCTCGTTGTCCATCAGGGTCGCGAGCAGACCGGGGTGCAGGACGATGGTGTCGGGCTGGAACCCGTAGTACTCGTCGCTGGTGGCCTCGTCCGGTGCTGCGGTCGAGATTTCCTCGATCGCCTTCGCGAGGTCGGTGCGCGGCTTGCCGGCCGGGTCGTCCCACGCGGCGGAGACGGCCATGGTGGGCACTGCGGGCGACTGGAGCAGCGCCTTCGCACCGCGGTCGTTCGCGCGGATGAAGGTGTTCTTCAACCCGGTCATCTGCTTGTTGACCGCGTCGATGTCGTTCTCGTCGATCATCTCTTTCGAGATGCGCACGCCGAGGGCCTTCTTGGTCGCGTACGCGACCCGCGGCTTGCCGAGCTGACCGCTCGACACCGGGATCTCGCCGAACTCGGCGACGTCCTGGACGTCGTCGTCGAGGAACGTCGGGTCGCCCTCACGGAACTTGACGACACCAGCGTCGTTCTTGCCGCCGTTGCGCAGCAACGCCTCACTGATGAACTGATTTTCCATCAGTTCCTTCAGCTTGGTCGGGATGAACAACGGCTGCTTGACGAGGTCGCTGACAGTCAGCCGCGACCCGTCGCTGACGCTCACAATGGATGTGGGCATGGGATTCTCCTTGTCGTGACGGGCCGGTCAGGCCAGCCGGATCAGGCCGCGGGCGTTCGCGGCAACGCCTGCGGGTTCGGTGCAGATGCCGACGATGGTGCGGGCATCGGGGGTCGCGCCCGCCGGGCCGACCTTGCCGCCCGCCGTCGCGACGAGCTTGTCGCCGAAAGTGGCTGCGGCCGAGTAGGTCACCTTGACCTCGGTGCCGCCGTAGGCGACCGCCACCGTGGTCGGGACCGGAACGGCGGACACCACGGTCCGGCCGAGCGCGTCGGTGCCGTCGGCGGCCGGGAAGTCCTCGGGCGCAAGCGCATCGGTGAGCGCGACGCCGAGTACCTTGGTGCTACCGGCGGCGGCGACGCCGATACGGCCGCCAGCGCGGGCCTCGACGAGCAGGCCGCCGAGGATCACCTCGTTGTCGGCGGGGGTGAAAGTCTTCGGGCCACCCTGGGTGACCTGTGCGATGCCTGCCATGTCAGATGCTCCATTCCTTGAATCGCGGATCGTCGGCGACCGAGGTGTCGGCCGGTTCGGTCGAGTGGCCGAGCTCGCTCACCGGTACCGCGGAGTTGGCGGCCATCGACGCCAGAAGCGTCTTGCCGTGCTCCAGGTCGTTGTCGAGCGTTTTGCGCCACGCCTCCTTGTTGGCCGGGGTGATCCGGCCTTCCTTGATGGCGCCGGACAGCGCGACCTCGATGTCGTCGCGGCGCTGCTTCGCGAGGAACGCCTCGAACTTCGCCGAGTTCGCCTCAAGGGCGGCCAGACGGCCACTGTCGACGGTGACGACACCGTCGGGCAGCTTGCTCGCGGCGACCGCATCGGCCGCGGTGGCGGCATCGGCGGCGGCCTGCTGCGCCTGGTCGGCGGACGCTTTCACCAGGTTTTGAATGGCGGTGACGATGGCGTCGATATCGGCGTCGTCCGCGAGCCCCAGAGCCGTGCGGAGGGCCGCCAACTGTTCGTTTGTGAGTTCCACGCCCGAACCTCCTTCTGTGGGTGCCCCATCCGCTGGCGCGGCGGGCGTTGGTGCCGCCGCGGCCGGGCGGCCGGGGCGGGATTCGGCACGCGACGCGAACCGAATGACCTTGGATGCAGCGACCGCGGTATCGGTCGCTGCAGGATCGGTGCCGTCGGCCGCAGGCTCGGTGCCGACGGGGGTGACGTCGTCGTAGCGGACGACCACCGGAACCGCGGCGCCGAACGTCACGCCTTCCGTGCCGTCGCCGGCGGGGTCGACGATGACGGGCACGCGCTGGCGGGTGCCGCTGTCGTCGTCGAGCACGATCAGCTCCAGTGGCTCGAGGTGGAATTCCTCGATCCACTGCGACCACGGCGCAGAGTCGTAGAACTTCCTGCGGACGTCCTCGGTGGTCACGCCGGCGGCGACCTGCCGGGGCTTCGGACTGGGCATGGCTGGTCCCTTCATGTGGACGGTGACGGGGGTGCCGCCGGTCGACGGCGCGGACGCTGCGACCCCGTACAGGGCGCCGACGTCCTGCAGCGAGGCCAATGTCCCGATCGCGGGCTCGGAGATACCGAGCAACGCCAGCGCGGTCAGCACGAACGGGTGTGTGTGGCCGAGCGCGCACCGGTAGTCGTACTGCCCCTCGATGGAGCGGTTCGGGTACGCGGACGCAATCACCGTGTGCCCCTGCTCATCCGGTGTCGCGAGCCAGCCCGGCATGCCGACGAGGTCGCCGATGAGGGTGCCGCCGTCGACCACGGCGAGGTTGTCCACCCACCCGGCCGCGGGCTCTCCGTCGAACCGGGGGTCGGTGTGCCCGAGCTTGATGTGCGGCCGGTGCACGGCCGGGCAGTCCATCGCGGCCACCGCGTAGGCGAGGTCGTCGGGCGTGAACGTGTGACGCCCGGTCGAGGCATCCCACGTGCCGACATGCATGAGCTCGACCTGCGGAAGGTGCGACAGCGCAGGCGCTTTCGGCACCGCGACGGGTTCGGTCAAAACAGGGCCTCCTGCTCGGCCGGGCTGCGGCGCCGCCGCGCGGCCACCGGCGCGGGCGCGGCCGGGGTGACCGGTGCGTATCCGCCGCCCGGTTGCGCGGCCGGCTCCCCCTCGGGCTTCGCGGGCAGGCCGAGCCGCTGGCGTACCGTCTGCTCCACGAGAATGTCCGGGCTGAGTAGCCCTGCCTCGACGAGCATCTTGAGCGCAGCGGCCGTCGAGTCCTGCCTCGACGCGATCTCGTCGAACACAAGCCGGGGGGCGGGTTCGTCGACGCCGAAATTGATGTCGACGAGGTCCTCGACCATGTGCTCCTGCGTGATATCGCGGATCCACTCGCCCTCGGTCTGCACGCTGTCGACGAACGTCGATTTCTGGGCGTCAGCCAGGGCATACGAGCCACCCCCGGCGAGATTGAGGAAGTGCGCGAGCCCGGAAATCGCGATCATCTTGTCGTGGTATTCGACCGCGGCCCGGATATCGGGCAGGTTGCCTTGCACACCGAGCAATTGCAGCGTCGCACCGAACGGCAGACCGGCACCCGAGCGTTCGCCGCCGCGGTATTGGGTGGCCATGTCGGCGAGCTTGTTCACGTCATCCTGTGACGCGCCCTCGGCGGCAGTCGCGACCGGCACACCGATACCGTTGCGCCGCGCGGCGACTGCCTCGATGCGGAGCAACTCGTCTTTGAGCAGCCAGTGCTTGTACGACGGCCGCAGAATCGACTTCCCGATCCACATGCCGGGATCCATGGCGCGGCTGTAGACGATGAGACGGCCGATTGGGATGGTGAGCGGCGAAACCCCGTACATCACTTTCGCATTCGAGGCCGGTGCCATCTGCTCAATCGAGTCGAGGCCGCCGTCGAGGGCCACATTCCACGCCGAAATCGTGCGCTGCGGGCGCGGCGCGGCCTTGTGCAGCCACACGTAGCCGTCGTCGCCCGGCCGGTACACCTGCTCGAACACGCTGTGCCCGAACTGCAGCGACCCCAACGCCCAATTGAGGTGTCGCGACCACGAGAATCGGCCCTTGCGCCGTCCCGTGTCCCCGAAATCCGGCCCGCCGACGATCGGCAGACCGAAATTGCGGGCGCAGAACTCGACCACCTCGTCGCGGGCGCCCGCCGGGTCGAATCTCCACGGAGTTCGACGCAGCGGCAGGCCGATCGCCGACAGCAGCGACGTCACCCGGGAGTCTTCGCGCTCCATCCGGGTGTAGATCTTGATTGCTGCGGGCCACTGGAGCTCCGGAACCTGTTCGAACTGCTCCCACTGGCCGAAATCGCCGAGCCCGGTCGCGGCATTCTGCCCCGACACGTACCCCTTCTCACGGAATGACGGCTTCGGAGGCTTGATTTCGGTCGGCACGGGTCACCTCCTCAGAACGCAGCGGCGAGAACGTCGAGTTCGCCCGACGATCGGGCGGTTGTGGTGGTCGATCCGGTGCCCGTCGAGGGCGAGGCCGGCGGTGGTGCGGTCACTCCGAAGGCCAGCAGGCCCCAGCGGGCGAGGGTGGCGGCCACGAGCGGAGCTATCGAGGGCCCGGTCCAGGCCCAATCGCCTTGCGGCATCTCCCGTTGTCCGGCCGCGGACACTGCGTCGTCGAGGACCGGCTGTCCGGTGTGCGACAGCAGGCCGGCGACCGCGTCATCGAGGAATCCCTGGCAGGCAACGGCCATCTGTGGTGCGCCGGTCATCTCCGGTTCGACACCGACCGCGACCAGTTTCGCCTCCAGCACAGCCGCTTTCGACTTGCGATCGATCACCAGCACGCACGGATCCCACGCTTGGATGACGGCGAGCAGGTACTTCACCACGTCGTCCTGTGTGGCTTTCTGGAAGTAGCCGATTTCCAAGTGGATTCGGCCCTCGTCGGTCGACTTCGCCGCCGCGATGGCCCACCACTTGCCGTCCTGTGACCGGTCGACCGCAAGAGCGACCTGCCCGCGGAGCACCGGTGCCGTCTCTTCCATGTCCGACCACACCTCCGGGTCGAGGACGGCCTCGACATCCTCAGGGTCTTCGGGCCAGTCGCCGCGGCCGAGGTACTCGCAGTCGAACGACTTCCGGCCGGCCGGGGTCGACATCTTCCGGAACTCGGCCTCGAGTTTCTTGTCGGTCTGGATCACGCCATACGACGGATTCGCCAGCCGCCACGTCTCCGGGTCCCCGCGGTCGGTGCCATCCGGGGCCATCCACTCGGCGAAGAACAGACCTTCCTCGACACCGGCCAGACCGCGACGGCGCACCGCGGCGAGCACGTCGCCGTTCGTGTGCTGGTCGGCGTTGACCGCGCTCGAGGTGTAGATCGTCTGCGGGTCGTCGGCGGCCATCTTGGTCGGCGACAGCGCCGCCATGTCGGCCTCGGTGAGGTCGTATGCCTCGTCGTAGATTTCGAGGTCGACCTTGTCGAGGCCGCGGCCAGCGTGGGCCGAGCGAGTCGTGAACACCACCGCGGCGCCGGACGCGAGCTCGATCGTGCCGCGGCCCTGACTGCACGTCTTCGCCTCGACGCGCTTGAGCATCCACGGCGTCGTCTTGACGATGTACCAGCAGCGTTTCCACAGCGCCTTGGCTGTCACCCACTGGTGCGCCGAGAAGATGATGTTCTCGCCGAGCTTGAACAGCCCGTACAGCACTCGCAGGATGAGCACCGTGCTCTTGCCCGCCTGCCGAGGGACGATCAGGCAGCACTCGGGGTGTGTCCAGGTGCCGTCCGGGTTCTTCGACATGATCCGGTCGAGGGACCAGGACTGCCACGGCATCGCTCGAATGCGCGCTGCCGAGACACGGCCCATCTTGACGGCCTTCTGACCGAGTTCCGGGTCGCCCCCGGTGTACAGGACCGAGTTCGGATCCTGCCGGCCAGTGAGTTTCGGCCACTCGGCCTCGATGATCTCGGCGAACCGAGCATCGATATCCGACTCACAGATCGTCGAGGGGATCATCCTCAGCACCACCGGTGGTCTTGCCCTTGCGGCGGTTGATCTCGGCCAGAATCCGGACAAGGGTGCTCGCCTGCTGCCGCGCCTCGACGAGCGCGTTGTCGACGCGAACCTCGATCACGTCGTCGCGAGCATCAGCGAGCCGGGCCCAGCAGTCGATATCGCCGTCGAGCAGGGCGGCGAGGTGGTCGAGGCGGTCGACGATGCGCGCCGCTTCCACCTCCAACACGGTGAGCGAAGCAGGATCGCTCTCATCGTGCAGCGAATCGAACAGATCCTGCCCCGACGGGCCGAAATCGGGCATCACACCTCCCGATTCGGCTCGATTCCGCCCGGAAATTCCGGCCGGTCAAAAAAAATTCGTGACTAACCGGCGGCAGTCACGGTGCCCCCACCCGCGAATATTTTTCGGGGGTGGGGGTTATGGCCAGGCCATGGCGCGGTGTCCGAGTCGTTCGTCGCTCGGGTCGCGTTTGGTCATGGGTTTGCCGGTGAGGGCGGGGCGTTGGTCGTCGTGGTCGCCTGCGCCGCGTGATCGGTTGCAGGTGGAGTGGAGTAGTCGGTCGGCGCGTGTGCCGCCTTGTGATCGGGCTTTGCTGTGGTCGCCTTCGAGTTGCGCGTTGTCCCAGTTGCGTTCGGGCTTGCGCCACATGGGTTGTGCGCACCACCAGCAGGGCGTGCCGTCGACGTGTCGGGCGAATAGCGAGGCGACTTGCTGGCGGTGTTTCCATCCGAGTCCTCGCTGAGTGGTGGTGCGGCGCTGCGCCATTGGTCAGAGTTGGATGCCGTCGGGTCCGGCCCGGTGAGTGTGAACACCGAGCCGTCACGTCCGACGTACTGGACTGTTAGAGCGCGGCCTGGATGGCGTCGCCGATGAGTCCGCCGATGGTGCAGCCGAGGTCGTGCAGGTTCACGAAGTGGGCGGCGGCGGAGAGGACGTCGAGCAACATGGTTGGTTCCCTTCTTCGGTTCTCGCCGGATCACACCGATGCGGCGAAGCAGGTGGTGGAGGATGGCGAACCATGCTGCGCCGAGGTGTTCGCGCACAGGGTCACCACTGTCCGGCCCAGATGATGTGCAGGGGCACGGTGCGGTAGTGGGGTTCGCGGTGGAGCAGCGAGTACAGCCAGTCGGCGAATGCCATTGCGGTGCCTCGTTTCCGGGATGTTGGGGCCCTGCAGGGGTTCGCGCAGCAACACCACCCGCTCAGTTCGGGTTTGCACGCTTGCTCTTTGGGTGCGCTTGCCCGGCACAGATCTAGGCTGCGTGACGATGGCCCGGGTTGACGCGCTGCAGGGGGTCTGGGGATACAGCTAACCCCGCCTCGGAGGGGGTTGAGGCGGGGTTAGGGTGTGGGACCGTTTCGGGCCCGTGAGGTGCTGGTATCCGTTTTCGGGCACGGGTCGTCAGCACCGGATTCGAGTCTCACCATACATGAGCTGGGGTGATCCAACACCACCCTGAGTCGTGTCGGACACCCCTTCACCTATCCAGCGGTTAGGCCGGAACCAGGATTGGCCTGCTGCTTGTCGTCTCACCGCGGAGCAGAGCTTCGGGCGTGACACCGCTCGCCACCATCATTTCTTCGATGGTGGAGTCGGGGGTTAGACCGGATTCGTCAAGCGACTGCGCGTATTGACCCATTGAGGATGTCCGGGTCAAACCAGACATCCACAGGACGTCTCGCATGTTCACCGGGTCTGGGTAGACCAGCACGATCGGGATCGATTCGTTCTCATCGATCTCGTCTGCCACAGCACGAATTGTGTCATTCGGCAGGCATGCGATGAGGGTCGGCTGTCCTGTCGCCGTCTCGGTGCGTTTCGCGATGAACTCGGCAGCGCCCTTGGTGTGTGTGAGTGCCCCGAACACGGCCATGGCTACGCGTTCGCGTTCTTCGGCTGATTCATCGATTCTGATGCGCACCCAAACGCCCGATGCATGGCGTTGTTCGATGTGCTCGATGCTGTTGGGAGCGTCAACAATGTCCTCGGTTCCGAGGGCATAGGCCTCGAGGTAATCGTCTCTCGCGACCTTCAAAGCCTCAGCCAGACCGAAGCAACCAACCGGGAACGAGCTGTACGTCCAATGTGGCTTGACTGCGGGATCGTAAGAGAAGAAGACGTGCTGTCCTTGGCTCACCGACTCACCTCCTCCAGCGCTGCCTGCTCACTCAATCCCAATTGTCCCACGAGCAGCTTGCGAACCCACGGTCCTTGCATCTCTCCTGAGTGGAACGCGAGTAGCACAGGTCGCCCATTGTACGGGCTGATGAAGTGATGATGGGAGCCCTTGATACGAACCGGAGCGCCGCAGTGATGTTCCAAGATGCGCAACAGCGTCTTCACCTTCATCGACGGGAATCTCTGCCCCACTCTGATGCCCCTCCCCGGAGCCGTTCGCTGCTGAGGATGCGTGCTGGTGTCACCGAAACGGAATCATGCCCCCATCAAAGGTGAGCCGCTTTGAAGGGTAAACCGTCGTCGTCCGGCTCATGAACTCGGTGTCGCTGGAGGGCGCAGAACGGACCCGTGGCATGGCACCTCGGGCCCGTTCAGTGTTCCGGTGTGGGTCAGCCGTTGCTGACGCCCTGGACGCGCAGCCTGACCGGCTTGTCGTCGATGGTGGTTTCGACGATGTCGCCGCTGACGTGGCCGAGCAACGCCTTGCTCGCGGGCAGGCTCTCGGCGTATCGGTCGTTCGCCGGGTCGGCCTCGTTGTCCGGAACGATGGTGTAGTCGAACTGCCGGGTGATGTTGTCGTTGTCGTCGAGTTCGGACAACAGCAGGGTCGGCCAGACCATGATGATCACTCGCTTCGGTAGCGTCATTCGTGCCTCTCACTGAGTCAGAGGTGCCCGGCCAGGTGACCGGGCTCTCTACTTATATCCGCGGGGGCCGACACGTTTCAGCTATTCGCCAGCGTCGGTGCTCGGTTGGCCGTATGGGTGGTTTTTGGCCGCGTAGTCGATTCGGGTGAAGCAGTCGGGGCACATGATCCCGCCCGGTCCGACGGGCTTCTCGCGGCAGATGTCACATAACCGAGGGTTGTCGTCGCTCACGCCCGTGATTCTCCCCCGATGTCCCATTCCCGCTGATAGTCGGGGTGACCAGACCATACCGACGCGACCATGAGCACAGTGTTGCAAGTGATCGACTCGTACCCGGGCCCGTGCGCATCGCACGGGTCGTCGTCGATGTCATGTTCTTCGACGATGCTCCGCAACCTCTCGCACTGCCGCTTCACCTCCGCCGGGCTCGGCGCACCAGCCAAGTACATCGATGAGGCGGTACCGCCAGCTCCACGCCGAGTGAACCGGACCCAGTCGTATTCGGTCTCGTAACCCTCGGCTCGCCAGACCTTTTCGAGTTCGAGAGCCTCCTCCGCGCGGGCCTCACGCTCGACGATCCGCGCCTCGATGAATTCGACGATGGTCATCAGCTTCTCCGCATGTGGCCGCGTTCGACGTCGAGCTCGACCGAGCACGCGCGGATGGCGGCCTGGTGCTCCTGCTCGGCGAGCGACACCGCTATCGCCATAGGCGGCAGCAGTTTCGACAGCACCTCGGCCGGGGCGGGCTTCGGCTCGCCGTCCGGCATGGTGACGATGTGCAGCTCGCCGCTCGCGTCGACCCAGCCGACCCGGTCGCCTGGCAACGGGGCGGGGCCGTTGGACTCGTATGGTGCTCGTTCTCGGTCGCTCATCGTTCCGTTCCTCCGATCCGGCACCAGGCCAGCGGCAGCGAGGCGAGCGTGAACGCTCCAGGTTGGAGTACGCGGCGCAACAGGTCGCGCTGCCATGGGTGGACTCGCAGGGCGGCGCGGCCGGCCTGCGCAAGGTCGACAACCCGATCGAGCTCACGCTCGGCGAGCTCCTCAGCGAGTACGCGGTCGATCTCGGTGACGATATCGCTCATGCCGCATCGCTCAGGTCTTTGTCGGGCACGATGTCGGACACGGTCAGGGTGTCGCCCTCGCAGCTGTAGTCGATGCACAGGTCGCCGTCGTCGAACCGCTTCTCGGAATAGTCGCCGTGCCGGTCGAATTCGTGCCCCTTCGCCCGCGCCCATGTCTCGGCGGCTGTCCGATCGCTGAACAGGTGCACGGTGGTGCCGGCCTGGCGACTACTCCACACCACGACGGCCATCGGTTGCGGTGCGGGGGCTGGCGGCGGCGACCCCTCGTAATCGATGTACATCTGCGCGATATCCGTGTCGGACAGCCTCTCGGGGATGCCGAGGAGCCGGAACACGTACGAACTCAGTGATTCCATGAATCCGCTGAATTCGCGCAGTGTCATCGGGGGTAATGGCTGCGTGGTCATGCTGCGTTTCCTTCCTCGTCGTCGGCAGCGACGTCGAGTACGTCGCCGAGCCGGAATACTTGGGGGTCTCCGCGCTGGATTTGGTGGTCGGTGATGCGGGTGCCGTACGTCTTGTCGGCGTGCATCCATCCGCGCGGTTCGATGAGGCGGTCGTCGGACCACCGGTAGATCGTGGCCCGCGCGACGGGTGACCCGAAATCGTGTGTGACGCGCACGATTTCGGCGACGGTGAGTAGCCGGTCGCGCAGGTCGTCGAGGGATTTCCGCATCACGTTCTCGACGACGTGCATGGTCTTGCATGCGGAGCATTTGGTGAAGGTGGGCAGGTTGCCGCGGTCGTCGGCGAACTCGCGGAGCTCGACCTTGCAGTCGGGGCACGGCCCGATCGGGCGGGGTTCGCGTGGCCGGTCGACGATGTGCCGCACCCGGTTCAGTGTCTGGCTGATGTCGTCGGCGAGCTCGGCGGCGGCGGCGAGCTGGCGCACCTCGAGTGGGTGGCAGGCAAGCCACACCGCGGCCTGTTCGACGACGGTGACGGGTTCGGTCAGCATGTCGGCGTCGGCTCGGGATGTCCGCACGGTGCGGATGCGCTTCCCCTTGGCGAGGCGGTGCTCGATGACAGCTGTTGTGCGGTTGGGTTCATGGCCGGTGCTGTTCTCGGGGAGCCGGCGACGGGCACGGTTGTTCGCCGCAAGTTGGACGAGTGCTGGTGCGCCGATGGGGATGTCGACGGCGAGGTGTTCGGCGAGTAGCCGCGCCCATGTGCTGACCGTGTTGCCGAGGGCGGCGAGCACGGTGTCGCCTTGCATGGCGGGGCGGGCGGTGAACAGGTTGCCGGGCATCTTCGGGCCGCGGGCGGCGGTGCGGATGGGGAGCGGTGTCTCGGCGGGTCGCCCGCCTGCGCGGTGGGCGGTGACCTTGCCGAGTCCGGCGCGGGTGATCTGCAGGTCGACCCACAGCGCGGGGACGGACAGCAGGTCGGCGACAACGGCGTCGCCGCATGTTTGGCACAGGGTGAGGTTGTCGGCGGCGGGGCGCGAGCAGCGTCCGCACTGGCGATTGGTCGCGGCCATGGGGTTACCGTCCTCCGATCAGGTTGTAGCCGAGTTCGTTCAGGAACTGGAAGGTGGCGCGCAGGATGCGCCGCCAGCCCGGCGCGTTCGGGGGCAGTGGCGGGTGTTCGCCGCCGAACGGGCCGATCAGGGTCGGGCCGTCGACGTTGGGTTCGCGCATGGTCATGCCTCCCATTCGATTTCGAGCCACAGCGCGCCGGGCTGGCCGCGTTCGGCGGGGTGGATGATCGGTTCGGGTGTGGAGACGTACCGCGTGGAATCGTCCGGGACGAACCCGTAGCCGGGGTGCACGTTGAAGCCCTTCTTCGTCTTGACGATCTTCTGCGGGGTGAGCCCGTCGACAACGGCCTTGAGGGTCGGGGCGAGGTTCACGGAGTCGCGGGCGCGGTTGTTCCGTGGCCGGTAGTGCAACGTGATCGTGGCTCGGTCGACGCCCTTCGGAAGCTTCTCGGCCCGCGCGAGTGTGACGACGGTGCGCCGGATCTCGCTGATTTTGCGGGCCTTCGCGAACATGGCGCCGCGGGTGGCGCCGCCGTCGTTCATCGACAGGGGCGGCGCACTCCACGGCAATTCGATGGTGGCTGTCGTGCACTGTGTCGTCATGAGGGCTCCTGGTCGAAGTCGAAACCTTGCTGATCCCCGCGGTCGACGTTGTGTAGCTGGGTGATTCGGCACCGTCGCGCAGCTACCTCGGCGTAGTGGGCGACCTGTTCGACGCCGATGAATCGGCGGCCCTCCAGTAGCGCGCCCACGCCCGTAGTGCCGCTACCAGCAAACGGGTCGAGCACTGTGCCGCCGGACGGTGCGATCTTCACCAGCTCGCGCATGATCTCGACCGGCTTCTGGGTGATGTGTTCACGAGTTCTCGGCGCGTTGGCCTGGAAGAAACCTGGGAGTGCGACCTCACCGAGGATGTTTTGCGGCCGTGGGCCGGCGGTTCCCCAGGTGATGTATTCGCACACGTTGCCGAACCGTCCTGGCTGTCGGCGCCCGGTTGGCTTGTACCAGGGCACTATTCCGCGCCAGACGATTCCACCGGCCTGGATGACATCTGTGGTGATGGGCAGCTGCCGCCAGTCGGTGAACAGCACGATGGCGGCACCAGGCCGCGCGATCCGCAAGCACTCCCCCAACCACAACGCGCACCAGTATCCGTATCCGCGTTGATCGCGGCTGTCGCCTGAGAATTCAGGCAGCGCGGCGCCGCCGGTGCCCTTCGCGCGTTGTTCGCTGCCTACGTATTTCTGGTGAACACTCATGGTTCGGTCGTCGCGCGTGAGTCCGCCAGAGTTGTAGGGCGGATCGGTGATCACCGCATCGACTGAGCCGCTGGGCAGTTCAGCAAGGACCGCGAGGGCGTCACCCTGGTAGATCGTGACGCGATCGTCCTGGTAGAAGTGCTGCATCGCTTTTGCTCCTCTCGTGCGGTGTGGGATCGGCGGTTGTCGCAAGGGGGCCGCGGTTAGCGAACTCGAGTAGCACGTCGGCGTGACATGGCTGGTCGAGTGGGCACCAGCAGGCGAGGTCGTGGCCGCGCAGCTCGTCTAGGTCTTCGAGGATCCATCGGCGGTTGTAGCTGTTCACTCGGCCTCTGGGGCCGCGTATTTCGTAGCTGTCGTCGTATGCGTCAGCACCTTCCAGCCACGCGCGGAAGTGGTTTACGCACGCCCGCTGCGGGTTCTCGTACTCGGCCTCGATCGCTCCGGCGACCGTGAACGGGTTGCCCCACTTCGTCGGTCTGGCGACAACGATCGCGCCCGCGGGCTTGCGCCAGCCTTTCGTGCGGCGAAGTTGGATGCGCTCAGGCACGGCCCACCACCTCGGGCACCTCGCGGAGCGTGCCGTCTTTGCGGCGCCACTTCCGCCGCCAGCCGATGAAGATGCGAGCCTCGGCGATGGTCGTGGGCTCGAATCCGTTGATCCAATCGGGGTTGAATCCGTCGTCTTCGGCCCAGTCCCACAGGCGCAGGATGGTCATCATCGCGCCGCAGTGGGCGCACTCTTTCCACGTCCAGATGTCGCGGCCGTCGACTGTTCGGGTGTGCCGGTAGGTCTCGCCAGGATCGATGGTGCGGCCACATGTCATGCAGCGGTGAGGCTTCCGGGCCTTGCGCTTCTCGTCAGCGATGATCTGCATGGCCGGCCACCTCCCCACGCTTGAGGGCGACGTTCCAGCACGCACCGCAGAGCAGGACGCCTTCGTGCTTGCGCCACGCTTCCTTGCCGCAGATGTCGCACTTCTCGCCAGAGTCGGGCATCTGGACGCCGTGCGTCACGGGTGGTTGGTTCCAGCACTCGTAGTGCCATTCCTCGCCGTCGCGGGCGCGGTAGTAGTCGTCGACGATCGGCATCTCGCAGCACGGGCAAATCGGGTCGCCGAGGTCGCTCACAGGCTGCTCAGTCACGGCCGGCCTCCTCGGCGACGTGGATGCCCTGCATGTCGTGGCCCGCGACGAACTCCCACTCGACGTAGTCCTCACAGAAGTAGGTTTTGATCGGCCCGGACATGCCCGGCCGGTAATCGCAGTCGGCGAGCGTGATTGGGTCTTCGGGGCTCGGATCAGTGCCGCCGTTGTCGAACCACCCCTGCATCCAGCACTCGTCATGCGGGACGAACGGGTGCTCGTGGCCCGCGGCCCAGGTCTCGCACTGGCAGTCCGGGTAGCTGTGGCACTCGGCGTCCCGGCCGCCGTGGCAGGTGAATTCGAGCTTCGGGTGCTCCGCGGTGCCGGTAATGCGAACGGTGTGCAGGTGGTCAGACATGGGTCACCTCGGCGAGCTCGAAGAGAGCGTCCTCGAAAGCGACCGTCACGGCATGTCCGTCCGGATCACGCCGTGCCGCTTCGAGCTCGGCGATGCGGGCGCGGGCATCGGCCAGGTCGCCGGGCACGTCGGTGTGGGCCTTGATGAAGTCGACGGCGTCGACCAGTAGGTCGCGCATCCTGTCGATGACGCCCTCGATGTCCTGTAGCGGCCCCTCGGCGACGCCTTCGTCGTATAGCTCGATGGCCTTGTTGGCTGCCGCGATGAACTTGTCGGCGATTCCGTTGTCACTCATGGCCGTTCCCCTCACGGTTCCCATCGGTGGGGATATCTCCAGCGGTGGTGATGTATCCCCGTCGTTGGAAAACCTCGTGCACAAGGTCGATGAATCGGCTGAGTCGGCGGTGGTGCCGGTCGTGGACGTCGGGCAGGACGACGTACACGCCGCACTTCTCGCAGACCTTCCCGCCGGGCTGGACGGGCAGAGTGTTCCCAGCAGTGGGAGATATCCCCGAGGTCTCCACCGGCGGGGCGGGCTTCCGCCGGCCGGTCCAAATGATCCGAGTCGGTGTCTGCGGCATCAGTTCTCCCGGGTGGCGTCGCGGTCGACGATGGCGAGGATCGCGCGGCCGTCGGCGATCTGCTGCTCGGTGTCCTCGTCGTAGTCGGTGGCCTGTTCGGCCCATTCGGTTGCGAGGACTCGGATCTCGGCGAGCTTCCCGGCTCGGTCGGGTTCGCGCCCGAGTGCGGCCTTGAAGTCGGCCGCCCGGCCGCGCTGGTGGTCGACCATGCGACGCAGTCGAGCGCGGTCGTTCTCCGCGTCGCCGAGGCGGGCGCACGCAGCCTCGAAGTCGCTGTTCTTCGCGGCGAGGTCGTTACGCAGGGCGCCGATTTCGGCGAGCAGCGCGGGAAGGTTGTTGGTTGCCCACGCTGCGAGGTCGGCGACCTGGGCGGCGTTCGGGTTGAGGCGGGCAGTGACCGCGCTGGACGAGCCGCATCCGCACTCGCAGTCCTGTTGCAGGCCCCACGGGTGCGCACGCAGCCGGTCGTCCGCTGCCCATTCGGCAGCGTCGATCATGGCGAGTCCTTCGGCGGCGAGGTCGGTCACGCGGTACGGCTCGGCGTCGATGATGGTGATCTTGTGGTCAGGCACTGAGTTCTCCTCGGGGTGAAGGGATTACGCGGTTCGGGTGATCGGCTTGTCGTTGAGCCGGGCTTTGCAGGGGATCTTCTGGGCGCCGCCCCAGCTCGTGATGCACGCACACTGCGGTTCGGCGTGACAGCGCGGGCACGGCCGGTCGATGGCGCCGTTGATGTCGTAGGCGGCCCACACAGGCTTGCCCTGCGCGTTGATCGGCAGGCCGCTGTACCCGCCGGGCGGAAGTGCCGCCGCGGCGGCGTGTTCCTCGGCGGCCTTCTCGGTTTCGGCGCGCTGGCGGCGGATTTCGCGGGCGTGGTGCATGAGGTCGCCGATGCCGATGGTTCGGCCGTCGGTGCAGCCCTCGTAGTAGCGGTTCACGCCCTCGACGAGGTCAGGCACTTCGAGCCGCCACCGTTCGATGGACTCGGCCCACGCGGCGAGCCGGGCGTTGTCGGGGTCGCCGAGTTTGTCGTCGTAGATGCGGGCTCGGGACCAGGCCGCGGCAGCGCCGCGCATCGCGCTGTGGCTCGCTGCGATCTCATTCACGAGTTACTCCTTGGGCGATCAGGGTTTCGGCCATCTCCATGGCGCTGAGGGCGCGATCGGTGGGCTTGCTGCGTCCGCGCTGCGCCTGTTTCGCGGCGGCCTTGTGGACGAAGCTGGGGATCTGCGAGGTGGCGGTGATGGGTGACTCGTGCCAGGCGACGAGTCCGCGGGCGATCTGCTCGGGACCGACGCCGGAGGCGAGACACTCGTCGACGCTGCGCGCGATGTCGCCGAGCACCTTCCCGGGCACAGCGCTGCCGGCGTGCTCGACGTATTGGCGGGCGATCATGTGCGCTTCGGCCGAGTGGGCGGTCGCGTTGAGTCGCTCGGCGACTTCCCGTCCTCCCTTCGGACGTCGCAGCGGCACCAAGGTGCCGCCGCCGTCCGAGTCCTGCTGGGGGGTAGGGGGGTTAGTAGGTACGTCAGTACCTACTAGGTCGGGTCGGGTCGGGTCGGGGGTAGAAAACTCACGCGTGTTGTCACGCGTGACATCACCTGTGACAGACGACGAATCGTCACGCGGAGTTGCGCGCTTCTTCTCACGCGCTGCGCGCGCACGCCGCTGCCGGTCACGCGCCTGCTCACGGCGACGCTTCACGGTCTCGCTGGTCTCCTGGTACTCGTCCCAGTCGTGGAACTGCCACCCACCGGGCGCCGTGTTCCACAGGCCGGCCTCGACCAGTTCGTCGACCGCTTCGCGAGGGCCGAGCATGCGCAGCATCGGCGGCGAGATGAACCCATCGGTGAGGTGCTGGCAGCTGTACGAACCCGCGCGCACCCACATCGCGACAGCCGCATCCGACAGCATCGCGGTCTTCGGGTGGCTCCAGAATCCGTCGTCGACCTTGAACCAGGTCATCGGCCACCTCCTCTCGTGTCGCGCGCAGTGGTACAGAACGGGGGTGCAACGGCCCGGCGGCCCAGGACGGACCGCCGGACGTCACGCGTTACGTGCACCCGGCCGCCTCCGGGTACTGGTCCCAGGTGCGGCCGTCGAGGTGTCGGCCGGCGGCGGCCTTCCCGGCGCGGCGGATGGTCATGTCGCCGTTGCGAGACATCGGCGGTGCGGTGGGCTTGCCGTCGACGAGGGGCCGGAAGTCGCCTGCCGGGGAGAGGTAGGCGGCGGGCGCCGACCTGGTGTGCCGCACCATGGATTCAGGCACCCATTCGCCCCACTGTTTGAAGAGAAACGGCACCCCAGCGAGCTCGCACTGATCTCGCAGCGAGCGCACCCATGTGCGATGCATCGGGCGAGCGCCGGGCCCGGACTCGCCGCCAGCGATCACCCAGTCGAGGCCGCGCGACGTCCGGAGCGGGCGCATGGGAATGCCGTTCGGGCCAGTAGGTTCCGGGTCGCCCCAGTACGGCGCGCCGACCATCCAATACGGGTGCAGGCCGATCGGACCGAGCAGCGGCTCGGCAGAGATAAACCGCACCGCGGCAGGGGTATCGAGCAGTTGCGGGATGCGGACATCGGCCCACTTCTGCGACTCAGTACTGACGCCTAGCCACACGTTCGGCAGGGGCCATGGAGCGTCGTAGATGGCCTCGGCTGTCGCCTCGTCCCTCGTTGCTTCGAGAAGGTTCTGGCCGTCGTCGGCGAGCAGCGACCGCATCCGGCCAGGCCGTTTCGTGAGGACCTGGTACGTGTGCTGCGGAGTCGCGGCCATGGTGGCCCACACCCGCGCGATGTACTCGGCGGGGACGTCGTCGTGGAACAGGTCCGACATCGAGTTCACAAACACGCGCCGCGGCTTGCGCCACCCCAGCGGCTGCGTCAGCCGCTCGGGATGGAACAGCACGCCCGTGGTCGCACCGATGCCCGGTCCGTCGAATCGCCTACCCGCCATGCGCATTGGCGGTGTGCGCTCGATGTAGCAGCGTTCGCAGCCCTCCGATAGGCGCGTGCAGCCGGTGACGGGATTCCATGTCTCGTCGGTCCATTCGATGTGGGTGCTCATCGCTTGCCGCCCCATTCGGTGGCTTCGGCGACGGTGTCGAGGCCGAGGACATTCCGGACCGCGGCGCGCTGCGCCTCGACGAGTTCACCGAGGCGGGCCTCAATCGCGAGGAGGGCGTACGCAGTGGCTTCGGCACCGGCCGAAGTGATTCCGATCTCCTCGTCGGGCAGGCGACGCAGCGCTGCCTCGGCCTTGATCCGGTGCTGATCCGCGGCGCTCACTGGGCACCGCCCTCGGTGTTGGCGGCCTGATCGCCGGTGTGCTCGATCGGAGCGGCGAGGGTGGCCATCAGTTCACCGATGAGGTCCTTACCCTCGCCCGTGGTGAGTTCGGCGACATTGACGAGTTCCGGCCGCTTGAAGAACTCGCGGAGGTAGTCGGTCTTGTCGGCGGGCTCGGTGACACCGAGGTTGTCGAGCAGCATCGCGATCTGCTCGATCATGTCGGCGCTGATACCGCCCGGCGTGTACTTCGGCTTGCGCCGTACAGGCTTCTTCGCCGCCGGTTCCTCAGTGGTGGCGGTAGGCTCGCTGACCTGCTCAGGTTCTGGTTTCGGACTCGAATCTGAGGCGGCCCCATCCTCGGCCGGCGGCTGCCACTCCTGCACCTTCGGCGCTTCGGGTTCGTCGGCCTGGCCGAGGATCTCGGCAGCCGACACCGTTACGCGCTCCGAACGGACGCGCACCGGTTCGGGTTCGGGTTCGGACTCGAGGTCCTCGACGGTCCGGCCGATACCGAGCAGCACATCGGGGGCGAGGCGACGGCACACGGTCGCGGCGGCCTTCGCCCACAGCATGTCTTCGGGAATGGTGAGGTACTTCTCGTTGCCGATCAGCTTCTCGTACTTGCCGTTCGAGCCTTCGAACTTCTTGGTCTTGTACTTGCCGGTATCCGGATCGATCGTCGGGACGTACCCGGCCTTGGTGGCGCGCTCGATATCCCACGTGCTTGTCTCGGGTTCGTCGCCCGGCCACCACCCGGAAACGGTGCAGCGTTCTGGCCCGGCCTCGTCGGTGCGGAACTTGTATCCCTTGGCCTTGAGCAGCGCGACCATGGTGCGCGCGTAGATGGCGGGTGAGTTGTTCACCGGGAACACCTGTTGCAGCGACTGAATCGGGTTCAGTCCGAGTTCGAGGCCGTACAGGATCGCGGCTGTCGCGTTCTGCGCTGCCTTCTCGCGCTCCTTGTCCGTCTCGTTCTTGGGCTGATAGATCTTCGGCACCATGCTGGTTCCGACCATCGACTTGGCGAGGTCGTAGGCCATGGACATCATCTCGGCCTGCTCGCGCAGCATGTTCATCGCTGCGGCGGCCGTGCCAGCCTTTGGGCGGCCGGGCACGATCTCGGCGTGGCCGTCCTGGCGGGCGATATCGAGTTCAGTAGTCACAGGTATTCCTCTCGGCGGTATGCCCGTGCGGGCAGGTCGATTTCGTGAATGCGGGGGTCGTGCGTCGGCCACTCGTCGTCGGCGAGGCACTTCGCGTAGATCTCCAGGGCGCGAGCGTTGTCGCGGTCGCCGAGCTCGACCGCGCGCGGCGGCAGCTCGACGACATAGGGCTCATAGGGCGGGTCGCAGCAGACGACGAGAAACACGAATGCGGTGCGGATGCCGAGCAGCGCGGCCACGCGCTGATACCACGCCTGCTGCCGGTGGTAGCCGTAGCTGTCGACGGACCAGATGAACTCGGCCGGGCCCGGCTCGTTGGACTTCTTCACGTCGCCGATCACCGCGGTATCCGGCCCGGTCCAGTGCATCCAGTCGAACCGGGCGCGGATCATCACGCCGGTGTCGGGATCGCGCACCCAGGCGGAGAGTTCCGGCTCGCCCGATGCCAGGATGCGGGCGGCCTCCGGCTGGTTGCGCAGGTTCTCGGCGGCAGCGGTGACGGCCTCGAAATCCTTCGGTTTCAACGGAATATCGCCCGCCGCTCGGATCTCGGCGACCTTGGCCTTGGCGTTGTCGGTCTGCCACTTCTCGTATCCGGTGTCGACCGGTTTCGCCCCGACGCCGAGGACATCGGTGTGCAGGGCGGTGCCCCACTCCATCGCGACGGTCGACGGTTTTGGGTTGTCCTGCTCCCACTTCCAGCGGTGCGGGGTCACCTCGAGCAGGCGGCGCGCCTGCGACGACGAAATCGAGTTCCGGTCGGCGTGGTAGACGTCCTCAGGTACGCCGCGGTATAGGCCGGGCTCGCCCGGGGCCGTCATCGCGACATCACCACCCGCGGCGCACCCTGTCGGCGACCAGCGACAGCGGCGTCAAGGATGCGGCGGAGCGCTCCCGTCGTCGATGTCTCCGGGTCGACGAACGCAGCGAGCGCCATCATGATCTGAGCCATCCGCTCGGGGTCGCGGTAGCACTGGATCGCAAGGTGGCTGTACATGCGTTTCGGGTCGCGCTGGCGCACAAGGGCACACAGTTCGAGCGCATCGGCAGCGCACTGGTCCAGGTCGATATATGCGGACATCACGCACCCACTTCCTCGGCCAGCGCGGCCAGTCGATCGAATTTGTCGCGGCCCAGATGCCGCCGAACACAGCCCGGAGCGATGATCTGGTGCAGCGCCTTCGGGTCCATTCCGATGCGCGCAGACATCGCCGCCACCGACATCTCGGTCGCCGCCTGGATGCGGTTGACCAGTTCGCGGACCTCCTGGGCAGGAACGTTCTTGGCGCACTTCGCGCACAGGTCACTGCCCTCGACGGCATCGCGTCGATAACACCGTTCGCACAGCGGCGGTGGTGCCGGCCGGAGGCGGCGGGCTGCCTCTACGGCCGCCTGCGCGGCGGCGGTGGCGTCCTTGGCTTCCTGCCGTTTCCGGTCGAGGTAGTTGCGGTGGCACTTCCAGCAGCGGCCCTGCGCGCCGTGGATGATCCGGCCGTCGCTGGCGGCGCGGGTCATCTTCTCGCCGCAGTCGATGCACAGCGGTTCGCCGCCGAGCCCGAGCATGTCGAGCAGTTCGGCGCAGTCCGCGCTGTCGGTGGCGTGCCGGGCGACGGTGAGCCGTGCGCGGTAGCTGTCCAGCGCGGATACCTCGGCGCCACCGAGGGGATCGGCAGCGGGAACGGTGCCCATCACGCGACCCCCATTTCGCGGTCGGTGTATTCGTCGTGCCCGCGGTCCCATGCGGCGCCCTCGTCGACGATGCGGCCGGTGCCGTTGCAGTCCTCGCACCAGTCGGCGCCGTTCGAGCCGCCGGTGCCCGCGCATGTCGAGCACTCGTCGGCGACGATCGCGGCCGGGCGGCGCGCGGCCTCGATGAGGCCGACGACGATGCCGAGGACGATGGCCCATTCGCCGAGGACGACGATGTGTCCGAGAGCGATCACCGGCGCTCACCCCCGAACACCGTTGCGTTCCACGGCTCATCGGTCACAATCCCGCGAATCCGCTTCATCACCTCGTCGCGCAGGCCATCCATCACCAGCGGGTCGGCCTTGAGGTTTTCGAGCAGGTCGGCGGCCATCGAATCGCGGACCGGTTCGGGCAGAGACGGCGCCCAGGTCGCGAGCGCGCTGCATAGTCCGCTCGCCATACCGTCGAGGTAGATGTCCATCGCGGTGTCGAAGTCGGTCCGGATGATCTCGCGTTGAGGACTCATCGCGCACCGCCGGAGTGCTGGCGGGCCCACTCGTCCGGGGTCTGCCATTCGAGGCCGGGCAGCAGGTCGGCGCGATCGAATTCGTCGGTGAAGCGCACCTCGTCGCGCACGCGGGCGGCGGCGGTCATACCGCGCGTGGCGTGGGCGGGTTCGCGGCGGAGGAGGATGCGGTCGAGCAGGGTGCGCCGCTGGGTTGCGTTGCGGTGTCGGGCCATTGGTATGCTTCCGTTCGTTATCTCGGGTGGAAGCGTCGGGGTGAGGGGTCAGCTCCCCCGACGCATTCGGGTTAGCTGGGCAGGTCGCTCGGCGTCGGGGAGGTCTGCACCTCGCGCCGGGCTGCCCAGAACTTCGCCGCCTCCTCACGGTTGTGAGAGTCGAATGCAGCAGGGTCGAACATGCAGTTCAGCTGCACTTTGAAGGCCGAACCGTCGATCTGGAGTTCGCCGATGGCCACGCGCAGGCCTGGATACGTGTGCTCGGACAGCGCGAGTTGCAGCCTTTCGGCCCACTGATCGAGGACATCCACGGTGTTGGCCTGGCCGCCGATCTGACACTTCGCGAAGTCGGTGAAGCACCAGAAGATTTCGGGCAGGTCGGGCGCGGCTTCGTGCATCATGGCCGTGAGCGCGCGGTTGACCTCGATCTGGAACTGTTCCGTGTTGAGCGAGATAGGCTGTTGCTCGGGCATCTTCTCTCCTAGGGGTTGGGTGTCCTCCGGCCCGTCGAGGTGCATCTCGGCGGGCCATCCGGGGGGATTCAGGCAGGTCATGCCACGTCGCGGTTCGCGGCGACTTCGCGGTCGACCTGCTTCTGACTGGGCAGCGAGTTGTACAGGGCGCGAAGGCTTTCAGCGTCGATCAGTACGGTTGCGCCGAGGTAGCGGGCAGCGAGTTTCCCCTCGCGCACCAGGCGGCGAATGCGGGATTCGCTGATGCCGGTAGCGACGGAGGCGGACTCGACGCTGTAGCTGATCTGCTCGGGCATGGGTTCGGTCGAGGCGGTCATGATGCCGCCTTGAGCTGTGACTCTGCCGCTCCCGTGATGTCGGCCAGCGGCTTCCCCAACCACTGGCAGACGGCGTACAGCTCGTCGAGATTGAACGGATACGCGTCTGCGAGCCGGTTGTTTGCTGTTCCGGGCGAACAGCGGAGGACGGCAGCGAGCTCGGCGGTAGTTTTGCGCTGTCGGCCCATCTCAGCCCGGATTTCAGATGCAACCAGGCTCGCGTAGCTGGCTGGCGACTCGGTCATACCGGCCACATTAATCCGTGTTTACGGATCGAGCAAGCTTGTTACGGATAATCCGTCTTATTGAGGGATTGAGACCTTATTTGGTAGATTCCAACCCATGAGTAAGGCGTCCCGGGGGCCTGCGGGCCCTTTTGCGTTGGCCACCGCCGATGAAATAGCGGCCGAGCTGCGTCGGAGGCGGCTCGACCAAAAAGACTTGGCAGAGATGTCCGACATCAAGACCAGCTACCTGTCCACGCGCATGCGTGGGGAACTGCCGCTAGATCTCAACGATGTCGACGCCATATGCGTGGCGCTCGGGCTGAGCCGCCTTGAGCTGTTCGAGAGGGCTGAGGCACTAATGAAGTCGCGCGGCGGCGATAGCGCCTACAGCGAGAGAATCACCGGCCGCGGCTCGGTCACGGGGCCGGCGAGTGACGAGAAGGTCGCACAGTTGAAGCAAGCCACTCGCGCGCGCTCGAAGTAGCTCAGTTCGGCGGCTCGAAAACCGAGCACACATGACCTAATCCGTGCTCGTACTTCCACCATGCGCCGACAGGGCCGCTGATGCGCGCCGCCTTCGCTTGGCGCACAACCTCGCCCATCTGCTCGGTCGTCGCATCCTCGGCCGGAACCGCGAGGACAGTGCCAGTTTCGAGGATGATGAGCGATCCGATGTCGGCGTAGAGCGTTACGGGGTCGACCGTGACTCGTCCGACCGGTTCGGTGAGCTCGATGCCGAGTTCGCGCAGCGCTGCGACCATCCTGGATACGACTGTGTACGTGCGCGTTTCGGATACCCCAAAGCCCCCGCCGGACGAGCGGTGCCATTCGGGCGCGCTCATCGCCGCGATAGGCGGCCGTGGCTCGTATTGCTGCTGCACACGCACTCACCCCTCGTCGCCGCTACTTCCTGGTCATCACGATTGTTCGAACATACATTCGAACACCTTCGGATGGAAGTATCGCGGCGAAATTCCAGCGATCTTGTTCTGACACGACCACGGCGCGAGGCCACGAGATACAGGGGCGAGTGAGCTGCGGCAAACATCATCGTCGTGCCCTCATCTTTCGGCGCGCGGTCGCCGATGCGCGGATCTTGTTGTTAGCCAGGAGGTCCCCGCATCGATGATAGGACCGGCAGGTATTCATTTGCTCTGAGTTTGGTCCTACTTTTCCGGTTCGTTACTGTTGAGCGCCGAAAGAATCTGATACGCGCCCGCTTCACTCCACCGCGAGCAGCACATCGAGGTTCCCCAACGCCTTACGCGACTGCGACAGGTCCACCCGCTGATAGCCGCGAGTCGTCATCACGTTGGTATGCCCCATGATCGACTGAATAACCTTGTCGGGCACGTTCGCTTCCATCAACAGGGTCGCTGTGGTGTCGCGCATGCGCCGCACCTGGACGGGGTCGACCTCAGCGCGCCGTTGCGCTTCCGCCCATCCCTCGCGGTCGGCGCGATCGGACACCGGCGTGCCCTTCGCGGTCGTCCAGACGAGTCCCCACGGGTTCGGTTTCCAGGTCTTGCGATGCACCTGCAGGATCGCGGCCAGCGGCTCGGGCAACGGGATAAGACGCTGAGAGAGGTCCGTTTTCGGGCGGGTGAGCGCGGCGCCGCGCCAGAGCGGTGTGTGCTCGAATCCGGGGCGCACGTCGAACCGCTTCGGATCATCCGGTTTGGCACCAGGTTTCAGCGGCAGCCATTCGAGCTGCCACGCGAGGTCGAGGGTGCCGGCCTCGAAGTCGATGCGGTCCCACTGCAACCCGAGGATCTCGCCCTGTCGGCCACCGAGCATGAGGCCCGCCGCCCAGCGGGTCACCATCCGATCGTTCGCGCGCATCGCGGCGAGCAGCACGGCGCGCGCCTGTTCCGTGGAGAGGGCGGTCCCTTCGCCGCTCGACCCGTTCGGCGCGGGCACGAGTTCGCACGGGTTCCGGTGGGCTTTCTCCTCCGCGACAGCGTCGCTCATCGCGCTCGACAGCACGGTATGCGCTGCCTCGACGGTGCGCTCGGAGTAGGGCACACGGATCGGCTCGCCGGTCTTCTTGTCCTTGCCCTTCACGTACTTCGCTTCGCGGATCCACTTGTGTAGTGCGCGCACGTCCTCAGGCTTGAGCTTGGCGACCTTGCGGTGGCCGATCGCGGGTTGGATCTGGTTTCGGACGTGGCTGCGGTAGGTCTTCAACGCGTGCGGCTTCGTCTTCGCCGGCGCGATTTCCTCGAGCCAGTAGTCGAGCCAGTCGGCGAGGGTGAGGGTTTCGTCGAGTTGCTCGCGACCCTCGGCGATCGTCTTCTTGAGCGCCTCCAGCTTTTTCACGACGACGGCGTGATCCTTGCTGTAGACCGGCTTTGAGCGTCGGCGTTTGCCGTCGGCGTGGCGTTCGAGTTCGAGCCGTCCGACGACCATGCCGTCGCCGCGCGTGTAGATGGACCCCTCTCCCTGCGCGCGGCGCCGACGCTCTTTCTCTTTGTCGATCTTCTGGCTTAGCCGCTTGATTGCCGCGACCTTCTTGATGAGCGCCGCCTTGGATTCGGCGGAAATCTCGATGCTGGTCGTCCAGATGCCGTCTCGCGCTTCCATGCCGGCCTCACTGAGTGTCGGGGGACTGTGGCCTAATTCTGTAGCCTACACAAGACTGTGCAGGACTGTTCTAGGCTTACGAAATCCCCTCTACCAGCGTCGATCTCGCGCCTACCAGCTGCGAAAATGCGGATAACTCTGTCTCCGGAGCAGAAGGCCGCAGGTTCGAATCCTGCCGAGGGCACATCAGAAATTACCCCTGACCAGCACACCAGCCGGTCAGGGGTTTTCTTCGGCCCGGCGACTGTAGCCTAATCTGTAGCCTACGGCCGATTTCTAGTTCCGCCCTGGTCAGCCGTGGTAACGAATCGCCGTCCGGGCGCTATCCCCTTGCATGACAACCGAACACCCGCCCGCCTCCAGCGGCTCGCGGCGCAAGCGGATCCTGCTCCTCAGCTTCCTCGGGTTTGCTGTCGTGGTACTGCTGCTCGGCATCATCGGTGCGGTCGCCGATACCGACGACGATGAATCGAAGAACTCGGCCGCCGGATCGAGCACCCGGGCCAGCGCCACTACCTCGGCTCGAGCCGCCGCACCCGCCACGGTGACCGCGGCACCGGCCACCACGACCGCGGCCCCGCCGGCGCCCCTGCCGACGAGTGCGGCGCCTGCCGTGGTGCCGGGTGCGTCGCGCTCGCCGCGGTGCCAGCCCGTTCCGGACCGCTACCTCGCCGCGGTGAATGGCTCGTTCACCGACTCCCGCTACTCGCTCTCGAACGCGTGGGCGATCAACGGTAGCGATGGCGTGTGGATCGGCGGGCACATCATGGACGGCGACCGCCGGGTGTCGAGCGCCGATGTCTGGTATGCCAAGGGCGCCGCAGTGTGGTCACTGTCAGGCGGAGCGAGACGAAACTCACAACTCCCCGACGGCCGTCACATCCTCAACCTCTCGGCCGGCGACGACGACGGAATCGCGGTGCAGGGCTGTGTCACTGCCCGATGACGCTCCACGGAGGCGCACCCGCAACGTGTGGCTATGGACGGCGGTCGGCACCACGGCCGCTGTCCTGCTGCTCTGGGCAGGCACTCAGCTCGCGAAGGCCACCGGACAGAGTGTCGAGTGGTACACCGGATTCGGCCAGTGGCTCGGAGCGCTCGGCAGCCTCGTCGCGGCCGTGGTCGCACTCTGGATATCGACCACCGATCGCCAGCGCGCCGACCGTGCGCAACAGGACGCGCGAGACGAGGCGGAGAGGGATCTCGCGCGGGAGGCGGGCCTCGTCCGGGTCACCAGCGGCCAATTCTCCGCTCTGCTCGCTGGCGTAGCGCGGGGTGGCACACTCCCGGGGATAGCTGTCGAGAATCGTCGGAATTCGCGCATCTACGACATCGAATATGCCCGGATAGCCAGCCACGGTGTGGCAATTCCAGACCCCACATTCCTGCGATACGTGAAGTTTCGGGCAGGCAAGGCAGGCGACGCACAGAAGATCGAATCGCTGCGAGTGATCGGCCTGGAGCCTGACCATTTGTTGACGGCCTACCTGACGACATCGGCCGAGAACTCCGCACCGCCGGATGAGCCGCCGGAGTATGTGGCGGTGCGATACACCGACCAGTCGGGCCGTCGGTGGGAGGTGGACACCGACAGGGGTCCCGGGCGCAAGGTCAGCTAGGACATGCCGCCCCAGTTTCGAAGCCATAGCGCATAGCAGACGAGGTAGTCGCTCACCCGCACCTGTTCGGCGACCTCCTGGGAGTCGCCGTCGGGGTCGATACCGACTCGGATCAATGACGCACGCTCGACGTCGTCCATACCTATAAGACGGAGCGGGTTGCTGTTCGGTTGCACTCGCCGCACTGAAACGACGGATCGATTACAGTTCGCACGCATGTTCGAGGACTGGCCGGACCCGTTCAACCTCCGCCGCACCGTGGACCCACCGACACCGGTACTGGTCGACCTCGCCGTCGTCTTCGCCACAGGTGCCGATAGCGGCCGACCGTTCGGCCGGAATCACATCGCGATGGGCATCAAGGCCGGCGGCCTCGTCGTCACCGGTCAAACTCCGGGCCGACTGCACATGTGGGCGCGCGCCGCCGACGGAACATGGCTCGGGCTGGTCGATTTCGTGCTGATGACCGGAAACGAGCAAGGCCGGGTGCCGGTGCGGCAGTGGGTACCTCAGCGAGCGCTCAGGGCCTCCCAGTGAGCGCGCCGAACACGCGTCGGGAGCCGCCCCGGTCAGAACGAGGCGGCTCCCTTGACGAGCACAGTGGCACTGTGCCCCAACAGCTTACGCGGCAATACCGACACGCTGGCCGAGTTCGCGGACCTCGGCGCGCATTCCGGCGGGCGGCGACTTCAACAGGTCGAGCACCATGTCGCGGGCGTACCCGTTGTACTTGATCGTCTCCGGGGCGGTGCGCTCCGACTTCTCAAGCAGCGCAAGCGCCGCAGTCGACTCGCCCTGCTGAGTGTGAGCGCGAGCGACCTCGATGAAATGACGGCTGCGGCGCGGCACCGACACGATATCGTCCGGGTCGAATCCGGAGGCCGAGCGGAGTGCCTCACCGGAGCGTCGGAGCTCCACACCGAGCGTCACGGCGTGTGCCGACATCACCGGCATCGAGAACGACGTCTGTATATGCCGGTACGCGGGACCGAGCCGCCGGGCGAACTCGTCGGCGCGTTCCCATGCAGCCCATGCGTTGCCGTACCGGCCGCGGCGGGCATACACGTAGGCGATTTCCGCCTCCAGCGCGCCCACGATTCCGCGCCAATCGTCGGCGGTCGCGTCGCGCTCGACGTAGGGGGCAAGCCGGTCTATCGAGTCCCGGGAAAGATCGATCGCTTCCTCCCACCGTCCGGAGTCGCGCAGCGCCTGGACCATCCCCCACGCGCTGCACGCGATCACGTACGGATCGTCGGCTTCGTATCCCTGCTCGAGTGCCCGGTCGGCGACCATCCACACCAGTTCCGGAGCGGGCTGATACGCCACGTAGAAATCGGCCAGCTGGTAGACACCGGCGAGCAGCTTCCGGGCGGCGCGACGCTCCGGCCCGGTAGCGGTGCGTGAGGCACCCTGTGCATCGCGAATCAGTCCGGGCAGCAGCGACCCGAGCTGTGTGCGGTGATCCGGGCTGGAGTGCCGGATGTGCCAGGCTTGCCGCAGTCGTTCGGCGAGATGCTGCGTGCTCGGCTGCCGGTCACGCGGCGTTATCCGGAAGTCGGTCAGCGCCGCTTGCACCTGCGTCAGCGCGGCGTGACGCTCACCTGCGAACACCGCGACAGGCACAGCGTGATCATCTCCGGTCAATTCGGCGAGGTCCTCGATGTCCAAGGCCTGCGCGATCCGGAGCAACATCGGTAGTCGCGGGGTCTGCAGGCGGCCGGTTTCGACAGCCTTCAACCATCCGCCAGATCGTCCGAGCAGCCCCGCCAGGACGGGGCGTGACATTCCCGCGCGTTCGCGCTGAATTTTGATCCGCTGGCCGATTGCCAGGCTCGTCTCGGCATGCACGATAGTGCCTCCCGCTGATTGTGCTCGTCAGCACCAAGCGTATCGCCGATGTATGGGGTACGGAATGTACCCGGCGAATCATTCTCGCGCTCATACGGTCTGGTGAACCTCGCCGCCGGGTGAATTCGTCATCCCCGGCGGCGAGCGCCCACTAACTCACTGACCAGCAATCGAGAGCGAACTGACCATGAGCATCGATGCCATCGGATATGTGCGGAGCGACGTCTCCGGAGCCCATCAGAAGGCCGACGAGGAACGCGTACGCGCACACGCCAAGCACCACGGGTACAACCTGCGGAAGACGATCGTCTTCGGTCAGCAAACCGACCGCCCAGAGTACCGACTCGGTGTCATCCTCGACCGGATGAGCGACGTCGAGGCGGTGATTGTGCCCAATGTGCAGCACTTCGCCGACGACCAGATCCCCGCCGAAATCGCCGCACGGGCCGATGTCGTCATCGTCGCGCCGCCGTCGAAGCTGGCCCGTCTCACTCAGCTCGCCCGGGTGGGCCGGTGAACCAACTCCCCCAGCGCATCCCGGAGCAGCACCCGGACGCGCGGAAGTTCCCGCGGCCGTCCGTCGACTACATCGCCGCGGTCGCCGATGGCCTTCGGTGGTGGGCCGAACGCGACCGTATCGCCCCCGCACGGCGGTCCGCATGACCGACAACGACGACGAGCGCCTCCTCAGTCGGCTCGCCGATTCGATGGGCACGGCGCAGGCGGCCCGGGTCCGTGACTACCTGCACTGGGGCAAGGACAATTACGCGGCCGACCGCATACTCGGTGACCAGATACGCGAGGTGTATCCGAGAGTTGGCACCGCAATTCAGGCGGCCCGGGCGTTCCATCACAGGGCGACCGAGACTCTCGCTCGGGACGGGATACGGCAGTTCCTCGATATCGGCGCCGGGCTCGACCCCGTGGTCCACGTCGTCGCGCAGCGCGAGATTCCGGACGCCGAGGTCGTCTACGTCGACAACGATCCGATCGTGTTGTGCCACGGCCGCGCCGAGTCCTCCAACGACTTCGTGCACTGGCACGCCGGGGATTTGGAAGACCCCCAGGGCATCCTCGAGCGCGCGCGCAAGTGGCTCGACTTCGCCCAGCCGGTCGCGGTTTCGCTGGTCGGGGTGATCGAGCTGGTTCCGGGTCAGTCGCACGCGCTGCGCTGGGTCCGTGCTCTGCTTGCGCCGCTGGCGGCCGGATCGGCACTCGTGTTGTGCACAGCCACGCCCGATCACGCAACCGAGCTGATCGACGACGTCGCGCAGGTGTACGCTCGCGGCGGCATCCTGTACCGGCCACGTACCCGTGACCAGGTCGCCGCGTTCTTCGAGCGGCTGGTCGTCGACGAGCCCGGCATCTTCACCCCGACGCTCGGCAACGCCACTGTCGCCGACGTGTCCACGTACGCGGCGATCGGCCGCAAACCGTAGCCAGATACGACGAATCGCCCCCGCCCCCGGAGTAATCCGGAGGCGGGGGCGTCGCTACGCAAGGCGCGCTACAGGTCGAGCGCGTTGATCCGATCGGCGAGCCTCGAGCAGTAGCCGTCGTCGATGTAGGCGGCGATGTGCTCGCGGCCGTTGAGGTAGCCGATGATGTCCCAGTACGTCTCCTCGTAGAGCCGCCATGTCTCGACCGGCCGCTGCCACCAGCCGAGGGTGACGGGCTGGAATCTGCACTGCCGCAACCGTTCCGCCATATCCTGCGACCAGCCGCCGAGCTCGGCGAAGCTGAAAGCGGACATGCCGTCGGCGAGCGCACGCAGCGGTGACCCCAGCGGGCACGAGGTGATCACGTCCTCGGGGTTCGCGGCCTCGAAGTGCGGCGGGCCCGGCGCGAAATCGTCACGCGGACCGTTGATTCCGTACCCGTAGGAGGTGTCGTCGATGGACTCCCCCGCGCGGCGAGCCGGGTTCGCCACCGCGGCCGAGAACGCGACTTCACAGTCGAGGTAGGCGCCGCGTGCCTGGATGGCTCGGAAGTCGTCGAGCACCAGCGCGCCGAGCGAGTAGGTGATGATGCCGACCGGGTTCGGCGCGTTCCGGATCATCGCGGCCAGCGCGGCGACACCGTATGCACGCGAGGTGGTTTCACTCGGCCCGTCTACGTCGAGGCCAGCGCCAGCGGGCCCGACGGTAGCTGGGTACGGGCAGTCGCCGACGTACCGGTATCGGCTGCGATCGAGGTGATCGACGACGTTGCGCAGCATGTTCCCGCTGCCGCCGAGCGGTTCGCCGGTGCCACGGATGGTGATGATGTCGATCATGTCATCGCAATCTTGAGAGCCTCAGCCAACCGGGCTTGCCCGGCCCACGAGGGATGGATGGTGTCGGTCGTGTAGGCCGGCCACAGCGCGGTTGTGGTGGTGCCGCGGGTGGCTGCGTCGAAGTCGATCAGCCCACCGTTGAGCAGCGCTGTCGGCCGTTCCGCGAGCCACGAGTTGAAGTCCAGCCGCACACCCTCGGGGGTGGTGCCGAATGTGCGGGCCATGACGTTGCCGACGTAGATAGGCGCGGTCGGGCCGATGATTGTGCGCACGTTGGCGACGGTGTTGAGTAGGTCGGACTGCAACTGCGCGAGGGTGCGCGACGCGTTGATGTCATTGCTGCCCAACGCGATCACAGCGCCGTCGTAGTGAGCGTTGCTGTGGTCGAGCCGGCTCCACGCCGCGACCGACGAGGACGCGAAGTAGGCGGCCGTGATGCCAGCGATGCTCATGTTGACAGCCAGGGCGTTGTTGGCGGCGGCCCACAGCTGCGGGTAGCTCCGCCAGAGCGCGGTAGGTGTCTGCCCGGTGGTGCCGCGCGGGCCGGTGATGCCCTCGCAAATGCTGTCGCCTACGAACAGATACGCCCGGCGGCGGCTGGTCGTCTCGTACTCGATCACCCAGTCGAGCGGGATCCACGCGGTCTGGTTGGTGGCACCGGACCCGGCGATGGTCGGGTCGACCCCGCTGGTCGCGTTGGACCAGTACCAGGCGCGCCCGGCGCCGGACTGCACGGCAAGTGAGGACGCCGCGGTCGCGCCGATCGCGAGCAGATGCTCGACCCCGGGTTGGAACTGGTCGGCGGTCGCGGTGACCTTCGGCGACGTGTAGAACGACCCGTCGCCCGGGATTCCGAAATCGGTGCCCACCACGGTGGTCGCCGTCGACCCCGCGAATGTTCCGGTCTCCCCCGCGGTGCCCGACGCGCTGGTGCGCGAGTGGGTGCCGAAGAGGATCTTCTTCCCGGTGAGCGCGGTTTTCGCCCCGGCCGCGGGCGTGTCGTAGTTGCGGATCTTGATCCGCCACCAGTTCGTGGCCTCGGGCAGTTTGACGACGTACCGCCATGACGCCGCGGTGCCGGACGCCCAAGGGTTGCCTGTGGGCGTGACCGACCCGCCGAGTCCGCCGTTGGTGTAGGACAGGGTGCGCGTGACCTCGGGCTCGACGGGCCGCGCGTTGAATTCCTCGGCGATCCGGGCGAGGACCGCCTCGATGTCCTCGGTGAGCGTTGCCATCAGGCTAGCGCCGCCTCGAATACGGCCACAAAATCGGTTGAGGTGTCGCCGATGTCGCTGGCGGCGGCTGCGCCGATGTTGGTGCGCGCGTTGGCCTGCTGTGTGCCGGTGAGGCCTTGCGCGTTGGTGTCGACGCGCACCCGGTTGCCGAGCGCGGTGTTGATCGTGGTCGCGAAATTGGGGTCGTCGCCGAGCGCGTCGGCGAGTTCCTTGAGGGTGTCCAGCGTGCCGGGCGCCGAGTTCACGAGGTTCGCGACCGCTGCGGCGATGGCGGCGTCGGCCTCGGCGGTCGAGTAGACGCTGAGGGTGCTGCGGCCGGCGGTGGCGCTGGCGGCGGTCAGCAGGGCTCGGCCGATGGTGGTGGCGTCGCTGATGTTCGCCGCGGTCGGCTGGTAGTCGCCGGCCTTCGCCGTGCTCGAGGTGGTGCCGATGGCGAGGTTGCTCGTGCCGGCGCCGATCGCGTTGCGGGCGGCGAGCTGGTCGGCCGCTCGCAGCACGGCCTTGCCGACGACGGTGGCGTCGCTGATGCTGTCGGCGTCGATGGTTCCGCCGGAACCGACCGCGGCGAGGACCTCGTTGATGGCGGCGACGAGGTTCGACTTGTCGGTCGTCGACAGCGCGGCGAGTGAGCCGGTGGTGCCGTTTACCCAGCTCCGGACGGCCTTGAATTCGGTGCCGCTGCGGACGATGAAGTTGTTGATCTGTTCGACGAGAGTGGGCATGCGGGACTCCTAGGCGAGGCTGTTCTCGAACAGCAGGACGAGGTTGATGGGCGGGGTGAGTTCGTTGAGCACGTCGTCGACGACCTCGGCGAGGTCCTCGGGCGCAAGCTCGCCGGGCGGCCCGGGTGCGGCCACGACGATCACGGGCGCGCCGGTTGGGTCGGCGGTGACGTCGACGGTGTCGGCCACGGCCTCGATATCGGCGGTCTGCGGTACCGATACCTCGATGACGACGTCGCTCATGACGCCCGCCCGTCGGATCGGACGATCTCGCCGTTGACGACGGCCTTGTCGTAGGTGCCGTCGACGAAATCGGTGTCCGGGTAGGCGAGCCGGAACGACCACAGGGTCCCCGCCTTGACGGCGTTGAGGTCGGAGGCGGGCACCTTGATCACACAGTGGTAGCCCGACGGGATGCCCTCGGCCGTGATGCGTTCGGTGCTTGCGGTTTTCAGGTCCTGGTAGATGGTGAGCACCCCGGTCACGCCCGCGGGGTAGTCGATGAACTGGGTGTGATCGTCGGGGTTTCGGTTGCGGAAGTCGACGACGAGGTCGCTGTCGAGGCTGACGGGCAGCGTCCGGGTTGCGGGCGGCGGGATGAGGGGTTCTGTGGAGGTCACTGTGCCGTCCTTTCCCTATGCGGCCGTGAGGATCCGCACGTCGTTGAATGAAGCGGAGTTGTTGAACGAGGTGCGCTCGACGCGCAGGCCGGCCGCCGGGTTGCTGGCGGGCACAACGTCGTTCATGGTTGCGGCGTACAGGCGGCGCTGCCCGTTCACTTCGAGCCATCCGATGCCGTCCCACAGCGAGAACGCGACGACGTCTCCGGAGGAGACGGTGACCCCGTTGGTGGGTAGGCCGAAGTCGGTGAACGTAGGCGAGGTCAGCGACCCGGACCACCGCGACAGGTACAGCTTGTTGCCGAAGATGTTCACGGCCAGCCCCTGTGTGCCGCCGGTGTTGGCGCACAGGATGAGCGAGCTGTCGGCGGTGTTGTTCGGGGCGATGGCGCCGCCGAGGGTGGCCTCGATCCGTATGCGGCCGTTGGTAACCCCGGTGGATCGGAGGATGCCGCGGCTGCCGTCGGTTGTGCCTGTGGTCGCGTACGAGTTGGACACGATCTGGCCGGCCGTGCCGAACACGGTCCAGCCGTTGTCGACCTGCCCGTTGGCCCGGTTGAAGTCGTCGTAGAAGATCTGGCTGTTCCAGACGCCCGGCTGTGGCAGGGTGGCCGGCCGGTCGTAGTGGTACAGCCACCGCATCCACATGTCGGAGAACGACGCGTTCACCATCCGGAGGCAGCGGCGATTCGGCCCGAAGTAGTACGTCTGGTCGAGGGTGACGCTGCCGAGGTAGGTGTTGTTGAGCCAGACGCGAACCCACCGATCGTCTTCGACCCAGACGCGCAGGGTGAGCGTGTGGCCGTTGAACGACACCGGCGGCGGCCAGTCGCCGAGCAGGCTGCCGGGCTGGATCATCGCGGGAAACTCGCCGACGTAGATGGTGTCGCCGGTGATCCGGTAGAAGAACCGGATTCCCACGCAGTTCGTGAAAGCTGCGCCGCGGTTGACCCATGAGTCGGTGAAGTAGAAATCGAAGCTCTGCGCCGCGGCGCCGCCGACAGGCCACCAGAACTCGGTGTCGAACCCCCACGACGAGGTGATCGGCTGGAACGCGTACGACTCGCCGCCGCCGGTGACTGTCGCCGAGTTCTGTGGGATGTGCAGCTCGCCGAGGGCGTTGATGTCGGCCGGGCTGCCGTCGGCGAGGTGTACCCATGGCCGCTGCACCGGGTTCTCCAGGCCGGGGCGCACGAAGTCCTCGAACCATCCAGCCCGTGTCCTGCTGTTGCGCGCGATCAGGAAGCCCATGTGTCACGCATCGATCAGCACGCCGATCAGCGCACAGTGCAGGGCGGTCGCCGTTCCGCCGATCGCGGTCACGTCGCAGTAGACGTAGTCGCGGTCGTTCACTGTGATATCTGGGCCGTTGTCGCGGTAGGAGGTCGCCGCCGACGGGATATTCGACGTCCAGATCACCGATACGTTGGCGTTGATGTCCTTCTTGACCAGGTTGATGGTCAGTGTCGAATTGTTCGACAGCAGACGGTAATTGACGGCCGTGATCTTGCGGATCTTGCCTGGAGGCACATCCATGAACATGCCGAGCACTTCATCGTTCGGCCCGTAGGTGATCGCCGACGCCGATACGGAGAATTCGTCCTTCCAGTACTGCGCGTTCGCGTATGCCTTGTCCGCTGTCTCCTGCGCTGCCGCAGCGATATTCGCGGCATCGGACGCTGCCGAGCTTGCCGAGTTGGCGGTGCCGAGCGCCGACGTCGCGGCACTGAGCGCGGCAGTGGCGTTGCTGCCGGCGGTGGTCGCGACCGTGTGGGTGTCGTTGATGAAATTGGCGATTCCATCGACGATGTCCTCGAGCGTGTCGCCGATGACCGGCACCTCACCAAGCAGGTTCGCGAGCATGTGCAGTGCGCTGGCAATCAGGTTGGTAATGAACGCATTCCAGCCGCCAAGCAACCCGCCGATGAGGGCGTCGAACCCCCAGTCGCCGACGGTCTGTCCGACACCGTCCTCGGGGACCGGCGCGTGGTCGGGTGAGGTCACGTCAGCACCTCGGATACGGGTTGGACGCGCGAGAATTCAGCTTCTCGTTGTAGGTCGTCTGGTACTGGCGCAATAGCTCCTGCACTCGCTCACGGCCGTCCGGCGATCCCTGCGGGATGGTGAGCAGACCGTTCACGATGTCGTAGAGCGCCTTGTCGCTGGCCGCGGCAGCGTCCGCGCGCAGGGTGATCGTGCGCTGATACTCGGCGTTGCATGCGCGCTGGTCGACGGTGAACTGGACTATCAGGCCGGTCGAGATGAGGAACAGGCCGACCACAATGAGCCGAAACCATCGGCCGGAGAACGGCCGCCGGTCGAGCTCCGGAACGAGCACATTCCGCCCGCCCGACGGCTCGCGCCGGAACCGTACGAATTGCCCGACGACCACACCGGCGATGAACGACACCGCCGATATGATCAGTGCCTCGGGCAGGCTATTCGTCACCATCATCACTGCCCCCGTCCTCGTCGCGAGTGTTGCGGGACGTTCCGGGCCGGTCCTTGTCTCGAACCTTCCTGGACTTCTTCGGCTGGACCTCGTCCTCGTTGTCCTTGTCGGACTCGATGGGCCTGCGATCGTTCTTCGCTTGCGTCGCTTTGGAATACAGCGTGGCGAATATGCCGATGACGGCCATCATCACGATGTTCAGCTCGGGCGCCGGGGTGTAATTGGGCCGCCAAATCGGCGCCAGATACCCCACCAGCCAGGCCACGGTTGCTGCTATCGACAGAACCGCGAACAGCGCCCGCATGTACCGTTCGTCCACACTTCACCACCTCTCCACACCTGTGCATGTCCGGAACTCCTCACGGCTTCGTGCGGCCGGACGTGTCACCACGGAGCGCCTCGGTGCGCTCCTGAATCTGTTGCAGCACTTGGCGTCCGGGCTCACCGAATTGGTTGGATATGGTGGGCGCGGCGGCACTGAGCAGGTCGTCGACCACGTCGGCGGTCACGGCGGGCAGGTTGGCGGGCGCGGTGACCCTGCGGCGCGCGAATTCGGCGGCCGGGATACCGAGCACCAGGGCGAGCGCGCCGACGATGGCGTCCCCTAGGTCGGCGTTGACGTAGCCGCGGACGGCCAGCGTGCCGACGATCGCGGACAGCGCGAGGTAGACGAGCAGCCGGACCGGTTCGCTCTTGGCCCAGCGGGCCACGGTGGCGGTCACTACTTCGCGCCGATCTGCGCCAGCACCGCGCGGGCGCCGGCGTCGCCCTTGTCGGCCTCCCGCTTCACGAGGTCGACGGCCCACTGGACGCCCTTGAGCGCTTCGCGTTCGACCGACTCCTCGTGGATGCGGGCGTCGATGTTGAGGATGAATCCGGCGAGGGTGTCGACCGGCTCGTTGTCCTTGCGGTACTTCGACCGCGAGGGGAATCGCTTGCTCAGTTCGTCGTCGGCGACAGACATCCTGATTACCTCCGAAGGTGTTGGGTTACCGATGATTTCGAGCGCGCGGGCGATGACGACGTCGTAGGGCCATTCGTATCCGGGATCCCAGTGGTCGGACTCGCCGAACGCGTGCGTGATGTCGATGTGCCCGCACACGCCGCGGACCTTGGCGCGAATCTGGTCCGGGCCGATTTGGACGAGCGGAATGCCGTACTGCTGCGACCATTTCGCGTACCGCTGGGCGGTGGTCTCCAGCAACTTGCCGTGGCTGAGCCAGTCGTCGCGCTTCCACGCGGCCATGCCCATGGCGCACACGTGCAGACCGATTCGGTTGCCGGTGGCCATGGCGGCCCATGCCTGCTGGTCGTCGGGCACCATGCGGACCTCTTCGCCGTCGAGGTCGACCATCGTCTGGTACGACCCGTTCTGGGTGCGCTCGAGGAACCCGATGACGTTGGTGTTGCCGCCGGTCGATTCGGTGGTGTGCTGGACGATGACCTGCTTGGTGTTGTCCGCGTTGTTCCACAGGCTCGCGGCCATCTGCTCGCGGTACGGGTAGTCGGGCGTGCCGAGCGATGCCATCAGCAATCTCCGTTCTGGCGGTCGACAGAGCGCTCATGCACTCGGCCGTCGATGTTGAGGACGAACCCCGCGAGGGTGTCGATCGGCTCGTCGCTGGTGCGGTACTTCGACCGGGACGGGAACCGCTTGCTCAGTTCGGAATCCGCGATCGGGTGCGTCGTGCCCGCGGCGAGCGACCATTGCCCGTAGTCGGGTTTCAGGACGTCGTTGACGTCGACACCGACCCCGCCGACCTTGCGCTGGTCGATCTCGATCTGATGCAGATGCGCGGCCGGGTGATGCCCGTTGATCGCTGGATCACCGGACCAGTTGTGCTGCCAGAACCACGTAGCGACGCCGTCCTCGAGCGCCCAGTCGATGCAGCGTGAGTTGCCGTACATGCCGGTCCATTCCAGGCCGACCACGCTCGCCCAGCCGCGCAGGAACGGCGCGATGTAGCGGTTCCACTGGTCGAGGGTCGGGTTCGCGTCCACAGGCGCGTATAGGGGCCGGTATCCCGGTCCACCTGCGGCGAAGTGGTTCCGCAGCGCGGTCTCAGCGTGGAGGCATCCGCCGTCGTAGCCACCGAACCAGTCCGACGAATCGCCCTTGCCGTACTGGTAGTTCGACACCACCTCGAGCCCCGCGACGCGCAACCGGTCGCAGTAGTCGCGCCGCAGCGGCTTCGCCGGGAAGTTGGTGCCCGCGCGGGACTCGGAGAAGTAGCCGATCACGCCCGCGTATCCGGCGTCCTTGATGGCCTGCGGGTCGATGAGGCCGGCGGAGAAGTCGAGCAGTTGCGTCATTTCAAGTTCTCGATCTGTGCGTCGATCCGGTCGCGTAGTTCGAGCAGTTCGGACGGCATGAGGTGGTGCTCGGCCTGCGCGGCGATTTGGTGGACCGGGTTCGGTGGCGGCTCGGGTGCGTCGATGTCGACCCATTCGCCGGGCGAGGTGAGCGACTTGCCGCCGCGCACCGGGTCGATGCGCTTGATCTGCGCGAGGTCCGGATTGAGCACGAAGCCAACGAGTTCGGCGTGCTCGGCGATGCGGCTCGCCGTGGTCGGCAGGGTGATCACGCCACGCGCGGTCGCCTTCCACACCTTCGCCTGTGTCTGGGTGACCGGGTCGAATGTGGTGATCCACCGGCCCGACATCGGGATGTCGCGGAACAGGTCGGTATTCGGGTGCAGCGGTGTGTCTTCGAAGTTGGTGCCGTCGGGGAAGTCGGCCATCACATGTTCACCCCTTGCTGTTGGATGAGTGACAAGATCTGCTCCTTGTAGCGGGTCAGCTTCGCGGCCGGCTCTTCCTCGGCCTCGTCGGTGCCGATCGAGATTTCCCAGGTCGGCGGGGTCGACCGGTCGCCCTTGTTGCGGATCGAGTGGACGTTGTCGACCTGCCAGGTGCCGGCGACCTCGAACGCGATGCGGTCCATCAGGCCGAAGTGCTTGCCCGGGATGTAGGGCGCGTTCGCGTCGATTTCGGCGGTGAACGACGTGTAGCCGCGGGTGTCCCAGTAGCCGGTGATGACGGCTTGCAGCGTGGACAGGGTGAAGCCGACGCCGGGGCCCTGTACCCAGTTCTCCATCCACGCGTCGGGCCCCATCGCGGACTTGCGGATCGCATTCGACGACCGGTGGAACGCGAGGATGGTGTCCTCGACGAGGAAGTCGAAAACACCGAGGGCCAGACCGGGATTGCCGATCAGGGCGCCGAGGTAGCCGAGTGCCGCGTTGGCGGCGAGCTTCGCAGCCGAGTTCACCCACTGCGGGCTCTTGCCGCCGGTGACCATGGCGTAGGCGAGGGCCTTGTGAATGGTCATCGTCGACGAGCGCAGCGTCGAGTACTTGCCCTCGGGGAACACCACCCACGGCGCGGACTGGATGGTGCCGAACCAGCCGGGGAGTTTGTACTCGTCGGGCTCCTCGCGCGACAGTTCGCTGATGATCTCGTTGATGTAGTCCTCGGCGAGCGTGCCGACGAGGTTGAGCAGGCCATCGACGAGGGTTCCGGTCGGGCCGACGTAGGCCGACTTGTCGATCACCTGGAACACGCGGGTGGAGTGCTCCAGGTTGAAGAACGACGGCGCCGGCTGTGGCTCCCCCGGCATCCACCTCGTCGGCCGGAGCAGCAGTTGCGCCGAGTCGAGAGTCGGCTTGACCAGGTCGTGGAAGTACGGGAACCGCGCCGACAGCACCGTCCACTGCGAGGTGTCGGTGACCGGATTGACCGGCACCATCGTCGTCCACCACGCGGACGGGTCCCACAGCCCCGACCACTGCGACGGATCGAAGATGTTGTCAGGGATCGCGCTCAGCGACTGCACCCGCCACAGGTTCGACAGCCCGTACAGCGAGACACCGGTGACCGACGGGCCCGCCCACGGCATCGCCTTCGGCACCTGGAACTCAGCGCCGAACGCCGGGTTCGCGAAGCAGATCAGCCGTTTCGCCTGGTGATAGTCGTGGAGGAAGTGCACGCGCACCGCGACCATCTCGCCGGCCTTGTAGATGCGCTGGATGTAGTCGCACTTGCCCGACCACCGCCAATACTTCGTCTCGGCGAGAATGTGGACGTCTTCCAGGCGGCGCTTCGGGTCGAGCAGCCAGTACGCGAGCAGGTGGTCGCCGGGCAGGGTGATCTCACCCTCGCCGGTGTCGTTGGCGATCTCCTGGAAGTCCCATGCGAGTTCGCCGCGCAGATAGCAGACCGGGTCCCACTCCTTGTCGCACACCGTCATTGCGGGCCGGGCGCGCGAGTCGGCGGCCTCCTGCTTCCGGCGTGTGACGATGTAGTCGCGGACGTCGTCGAGGGTGAGGAAGTCCGGGGGTGCGGTCATCCCCACGGCCTCTTGTACAGCGGCGTCATGAACGCCTTGACCTCGGTCGCCGTGGTCGCACCGGTCGCCGACACTGGCACCGCGACCGGGACCACCGTGCGGGGCGGGATCGGGTTGCGGAACAGCATGCCCGCCATGAGCGCCGCGGCCTGCGTGTCGGTGACGGTGTCGATGTTTACGCCGGTCGTCTGGTCCGGGTCGACGAGCCAGTGATCACCATCGGCGAACTCGGGCAATTGCCTTGTGTCGCCGGTGATTCCGTCCGGCGCGGTGACCCGCACCCCGGCCTGTCCCCACCCGGAGATTTGCGGCCATATCTCGATATCGCCGGGGTTGGCGAAATTCAATGTGCCCGAACCGGTTCCGGCGGTGTTCTTCCACGTCGAGGTCAGTTCGGCGCCGCGCCAGCCCGGCGAGTACGCGATGACGGGCAGCACCCACTCCATCTCGGTGTCCGGCTCGAAGTCGAACGGGTCCTCGGGGTAGTTCTGCAACCGAACCGGTTGCTGCCGGGTGTTCCCCCGGCGGTCCCCGGCGATGAGCAGCCCGTCTTCCTCGTCGGACCAGGCCGCCCACCACGCGGACTCGACGTCCTCCCAGTCCTCGGGCGTCTCGGCCGAGGTGAACAGCCGCATGTCGATCACGCTGGGGTCGGTCTTCGACGGCCCCGGGATCGCGCCGCGCATGTAGGCCGGCGACTGCGACAGCGGCACCCGCTTCGGGTGGTAGAACCCGGCCAACGAAGTCAGATAGACGCCCTCCTCGCCCATCTGCTCCCCGCCGTGCAGATGCCACACCGAGTCGTCGACCCCGATGTAGGTGATCTCGCGGGCCACCCTGATCGGCGACGTCATTTCCAGGTCCTTCCGGAGTAGCCGCCGGTGCGCGCCCACTGCTTGCGCTGCCACTCGGAGGCGATGTCGCCGGCGGTGTAGCCGTAGGCGACGTAGGTGTCGCCGCCGCGGCGCGCCGGGCCACGCCCGCCGAGTTCCTGGACGAGCCGGTCGGCCGCGCCGATGTTGGCCTCAGCGACCGCCCACTTGTCCGCTGGCAGTAGCGGTTCCGGTTTGTCGAGCAGTGACAGCGCCAGCCCGCCGGGCTGCAGGAACCCGCCTGTGTCGAACAGGCCGGTCTTCTTCACCCGTCCGGCCGCGTCGTCCATCCGCTTGCCGTAGAGGTCGGGGAACGCGCTACGCTGCACGGCCTGCGCCGCGGCGCCGGGATCCATTGACTGCCAATCGATCTTTTGCAGCTCGCCGAAGAACGCCTTCGCCGGATAGACCGGGTCCATGAGGTCGGCGATCGAACCCCACCCCATCGACGGCCGCTGCTGCATGTAGTTCAGGGAGTCGTGATCGTTGCCGACAGCGTCGTGCGGATACGAAAGCGACTCGGGCACATTGCTGTTGGCGTACATCTGTAGTTCGGACTCGACCAGGCCGACCGCGGTGCCGATGGTCGCCGCCGCCTCCCCAAGTCCGAGACTCTTCGCGATATCGGCGATGTTGTACGCGTAGAGGTCCGAGCCGGACAGGCCCGCGCGGGGATCCACGGGCACCGCGTTGTTCGGGTCCCCGGTGCCCGTGCCGGTCGAGGCCGGCGGCGGTGTGGTCGCCTGCGGCGTCGCCGGGGTGGCCGGCGTGGCGCCGCTGCTGGTCTGTGAGTCGGTGGTGCGCACGTTCGAGCCGTCGTCGCCGAGCAGTTTGTTCGGATCGGCGAGCACGCTGTTCTCCAGGCCGAACGTCTCGAGCAAGCCCTTGGCGAAGATGCCGCCGAAGTCCGAGCCGAGCTCCTCGAACGTCTTGAGCCTGGTCCTCTGCTCGCCACCGGTGCCGCCGGTACCGGTCGGCGTCGAGGGCGTGGTGCCCGGCGTCGACGGCGTGGTCGCCGCGTTGGTGCCCGCCGAGGTGCCGACGAACATCGAGGCCGGGAAGTGGCGTTGCTCGGTGAACTGCGAGTCGGAAGCCAGGGCCGCGCCGCCGCCGAACTGGCCGTTCCCGCGGGCGCCGCCCATCTCGAAACCGGTGCCGCCCGGCACGGTTCCGGCCGCGTGGCCGCCGGCGGGCCCGCCGATCATCCACGCGACGCTGTAGTCGTCTGGACCGCCGAGTCCGGGCAGCGCACCGCGCGCGGCGAGCGCGTCGGCCATGTTGCCGGTGCCGAACCGGCCGCCGGTCTCGGTGTC